GAATAACACGATACAGACCGGTCTTGTAGCGAACGATGGTCTTGGCCGGATATTTATTGCCTTCTTCGAATGTCTCGAACAGACCAGGGAACTGTCCGGCAGTATTATCATCGATCATCGTAGACATTTGAGCAATCAGGTAGGGCATAGCCGTCATGATCTGATCGTTCATGTTACCATTCACGACGGCAGTGGCAGTGCTCTTGTCCTGAGTGTCCAACTCGCTCTGAGTGTACTCGATGTAGCGCTGGACATCCTCATATTCGTCATAGGCATCCTTAGCCTCCTGGCCAGGGGTGTCAATGACCTTCTCGACATCCATGCCGCCATTCGAATAGAAACGAACGGTCTCATAATGAGAGACTTCCTCGACCTTCTCCTGAGCATCATGGTGCTTGACGAAGATCTTGTCATCCACCAGATGCCCCTTACGAAGATCCAGTTTATTCGGATCGAGTTCTTTGTTATCTTTATCAACAATGCGCATTGCGCGCTCCTTTCATTGATTTGTTGAAAATATCATTTGCCAGCTGGGAACATAGCATCAATCTGAGCATTGGTCAGAGGAATATAACCACCCGGAGCAGAATGCATGTTGTTCAGCATGTACTGATAGTCCGCATTCCACTTCGCTTGCAGATAGTCGATGTCGATCGTCTTGAGAGGACTCTGCACAAAAGGTGTGGTGGATGTGCCAACAAGCTGGGTGATCCGTCCATCCGACAAAGTGGTCGTACCCTTGGAAATGACAATCTTGGCCAACTTAAGATAGTGTACAAGGTTTGTGTCTTTCGGAACGGGGTCGGTAGGTGTGGATGATGGAGTACCCTTAACCACAACGATACTGGACGCACGGACACCAGGAGACTTATCAATCTTGATACAGACGTAATCCCAACGATCCAAAGCTCCGGAAGCTGCATCAATATGCATTTGATAGTTCTGGTCGTTATAGAGCCATGTGTGCCAGACCCATGCACGACCAGAGCCAACGGTGATATCCATACCACTTTTGACAGAGACTTTGAAATGTTTTCCAATCTGAGAATATACGCCATCTTCGATAACACCGTCAAAGATGGAGCCAACCGTATCGGCATCATATACCCTATCATGATTGAGAGAGTTATAGAAACCATATGAAATGGTCATTTGGTCAACTCCTTCTTATCTAGCGAGGTGAATGTAGGATATGAATCCGTACCATTCTCATCTTCGGAATGTACGAATTCGGTGATTCGGGATGAGGATTGATTGCCATATGCATCGATGACCTCCACAATATCTCCCATGAAGAAATCATGATTGTATCGGAACATGCGAGTGGTTTCGGCCTTACCCTCGAATGAGGTATCGATTTGGTGTTCGGCGAAGGTATCCTTGCCGGCCTGAACGAGTTTCTGAGTATATTCGGCATCGCTCATGGTCTTGTCGGTACCCTCGATTTTGGACGAGACACCGGAAGCGTCTGTAAATATCTCGCGACGGTTGATTCCGGAGTAATATGATCCGTTATCAGCGATGGCGGTATATTTACGATGCTTGTTCTCATCCTGTTCTCCACCAATAAGGGTGGTGTTCTTCCAATCGGCAGAACCATTGATCCAATTAGCGTTAATTAGATTATCGAACTGCGGAGAGAATACAACATACGAATTATCGGTCTGAGAATATGAACGATTAGCCCCCTGATAAAGGTGAAAGTTAAAAACTCCTTCACGATCATCCAGCAAAGGATACATCTCCATACCGACATGATATGATTTTGCCAGATTCACCAGAGTGTCATAGAGGCTCTCGCCAAGATACTGAGCGTCGATCTTATAGTTGTCCATGGCCTTGGTCTTAGGATCTATCCAGGAAATAGGCATCTTGCGATTGGCATCAGAAGGGTTAATGACATTTGCATCCAAAAGAGCTTTAATGCCATCGATGAATTTACCCTTGATGTTAGTCTGTTTCCAAATAATGCGTCGATCCAAATATGACAGCGCATCTCGTCCAGATATGGTCAAGACGTTACCGGTCTCAACATCTGTGGCAATCTCTCGCTTCTCGATGACGCATACCTGTGGCGTAAGACCAGGAATATCTTTGGTAAGATCCGGGTATTCGATGTAATACCCGTCCTTAAATATCTCCAAAGCCTGTTTGGAGGCCGGTACTACGATTTCGAAATCTCCGGCCTCGTAGTACCGTTCCGTCCAGATGAAGGACTTGTATGTGTCCACGATGGCGTGGGTCTCGAATTTTTCGTTCAGAATATACAAGTCCGACATCTTACACCCCCTCAAACAGAGTTCGGTTTTGAATGATGACGTGAGCGTAATATGAACCCTCAGCAGCTGCAAAGGAGAACACATTATCGCCAGGGCGGATCTGTAGCCATGTGGATACACGACTGACAGCATTCAGAATATTCATCGACACGCCATTTCGTGTAAATATAGCAGATTTCCGACCCTGCGTCGTACAGATGGTAATCACGTCGCCAGTCTTCAACTTTCCGCCAATAATTTTCTCAAGAATCGCCTCATCAAGAGAGAACTCTTCCTTCGTATTGACATTGGTAACGCTCAAACCGCTCACGGTACCGTCAATACGAATTTGAATGGTGATACCCGTCGAGGCATCACCAGAATAATACAGATTTTTTTCCATAGTGAGCACAATACGGGAGAATTCAGTCTGTGGGGTGTTCACAGAGGCTACACTAGTATTGTTGTTCTCCCATTCACCCTTCATCGTTCCCGTATTTTTAATCGGAAACTCGAACAGTGCCTCTACAGAAGAGAAATCTGTTGTCTGAGTCTTGTAGTCTCCGCCAAGATCAAAATATGCCTCAGGGCATATGATGCTGATCTGTGCGGATTCTTTTTGGGCGAATATCGTCGGTTCGTTCTTCTCGACATATCCATAGGTGTCAAGCGTACGGGTATCCGTCTTGAACGAGAGTTCCACTCGCTGCTTGATTGGGAAATATCGATAGGACTGATGACGAATATCCTCGATCGACATCCTGGTCCACTCCGACTCGGGCCTATATTTTGGACCCATGACGTCGTCTTCCCAGAACTGCAAGGTGAATACGATGTTACGCTGCTGTGCACGTGCGGAATTATACACAGAGCCATCGTATGTCACCAATTCAGTGGTGTTGATCGAGGCATTAGAGGGGCCGATCCCCGTGATCTCAACGATATTAAATCCTGAGGTCACGGGGTCGGTCAATACCATCTCAAGAGATTCACCGGATGGATTAGTGACAGTCACTGACTTAATCATATCTTATCCAGTACTCCCTTCAGTTGGCTAAACTGGTTCTTAGTATCGCGGTAAATATCGATACGACTGAGCGACTTAGGCGAGTAGTTGTTCTGAACGAACGAGAGCGAAGGACCGCTATTCGAAGTGTCAGAATTCTTACTGTCTGGGTCAGAACCACGCACAGTCTTGGATGGTGCACCAATCACCGAAGCTCTAATACGAGGAGACGTCGTGTCCAGCATGGTAGTGAGCTTTGACGCATCCGTACTGACAGCCGACAGATCCAATACAGGAGTGATTGTCGGTGAGAGATCCAGATTGCCATTAATATCATCTCCAAGACTGCTAACAGCCTGGGAGAAAGCATCGATGACAGAGGTGCTCATCTTCGTCACGGAATCCGTAGCTACGCTGGTATTGTCGACCACACCCTTGGCGAAGCCAAGAGACACGAATCGACCGATGTTGGCGAACACCCTCGAAGGTGAATGCACCTTGAGGTTTTGATTCGCAGCATCCGACGCAGCATGAGCCATACGAGCAGCAGCATTGGCCGCATTATTGATGTTATCTTTAATGCCTTGGGTAAAGCCACTGGCAGCATATGCGCCAGTACTACGGAAGTCGTCGTAATATCCCTGTACGGCGTTCAGAGCGGACCGCATGACGCTTTGAGCAGCACCCCTAGCGCCACTTCCACCCGAACGCATACCATCAACCATACCCTGAATCGCGGTGCGTCCAGCGTTGTAGAACTGACCAGAATAGTTCCTGATAGATGCTACAGCGCTTTGCAGACCGCTCTGAATATTCTGGTTGATTCGGGCCGTGGCAACGGCCGAGGACATGACTGCCAGATTCAGGCCAGTACCGATCATCGCAGCACCAGCGCTTACTCCGGCACCGCCAGATATCATAGCCGATGCCACTTGTGCCATACCAGAAGATATTGTAATGACGAGCATCTGCACAGCACCTGAGGACATAGCCGCGCCAGCCATGATCGCCACTGAAATGCCAGCCATGGCTCCGGATATCATTGCTGATGTTCCGGACAGAGAGGCACTCATTCCGACGTTCATCATAGTGAATGCCGCAATCACCATCATAGATCCTGCCGTTACAGCCGTAGCTGTAAACATCATAGATGATGTGATACCAGCGCTCATGGCCTGCATAGCCATAAGCAACGAGGAAACACCGGTATTTGCCGACAGAGTCATTGTAGCGATGGCTGTGGTAATACCAGTACTCATCGAACTGGCAGAGCTGGATATGGTCGACCTAATACCGTCGAATACGGACCGAACAGAACTCGTCTGAGACGATATATTCTTTCCGAATTGCGAGAGTGATGTGACTGCGCTGGTGGCTGCTGTGGATATGCTCTTCGAGAACTTACCCAGGCCAAGATCGCCAACATTCTCCATGGACTGTTTGAACGCCTGAATGCCAGCCCCATTGAATCCAGCCAGGCTATTCGCCATAGACTTGATTCGATTGACAGCGTTAATGGCAGCATTAACGTTCTCCATATTGACGCCGGTTTTGGCCAAAGCGGCCACAGCCTTAGACACGGACTGCATCTGGTTGGCGAGACCTTCAAAGGCATTACCCTTATCGCCATTCCACCATCCAGCGACACCACCAGTCTCAGAGAGACTATTTTGAATCTTCGCCATGGCCGCGACGGCCTTGACCGAAGCCTCGATAGAGGTTACTGTATCTGGTGTAATACTGGAAACCGAGGATGCATAACTGCTCAGAGCACTGCCCAAAGACGGAAGACCATTGCTCAGAGAGCTGAAGTCTTTCTGTCCTTGGAACCAACTATTGATACCTCCCACATTCGGAAGAGTGTTAAGGAGTCCTCCGAAGGCATTCAGACAGGCAATAGATGCCTGAATAACCGGAACAGTATCCATAGTCATAGCAGTAGCCACAGACGTCACGTACTCATACATGGCATCGCCTAGACTACTGAGACCGTTACTCAGAACACTGAAATCCTGATGACCGGTAAACCAGTCACCAATAGCACCCACAGGTGGCAGACTGTTCAGTAGGCCGCCCAATGCATTCAGGCAGGCAATAGACCCTTGAATGACTGGTACAGTATCCACGGTCATGGCAGTGGATATGGATGTCACATAGTCATACATAGCGCTGCCGAGGCCCGTCAAACCTCCGCTCAGAACACTAAAATCCTGATGACCGTTAAAGAACTGTGCTATACCACCAATCGCCGGAAGCGAATTCAGCAGGCCACCCAATGCGTTCAGGCAGTCGATAGACGACTGAATCAACGGCACTATATCGGGGGTCATGGCCGTGGTTATGGACCCGACGTAATCTTCCAGAGCATCGCCAAGGCTCCCAAGCTGAGAACCCATAACCGAGAAGTCATGAGTACCATTGAATGCCTGTGCAACACCGCCAACAGCTGGCAAAGCAGATTGAAGCTTACCAAATTCCGTCAAAACATTAATAGAATTTTGGATAAGCGACACTGTTTCTGGATTGAAGTCCTTGACCGAATCAGCATAGTCTTTAATTGCCTCACCAAGAGGCTTCAACTGCGCATTAAACGTGCTGAAGTCCTGAACGCCACTAAAGACATCGCCAAAACCACCGATCTTCGGAAGGGCTTTCTGAAGATCAGCAATAGCCAACATGGCATTAGCCGAATTGCGAATGCTATCAGCCATTTCTGGCTTGATATCTTTGACGGAATTCGCGTAATCCTTGATGCCTGTTCCAAGACCCTTAAGATTACCAGCGAATTCACCAAGATCTTTGATTCCGCTGAATGCTTGCTTTAGACCGCCACTATTCGGAAGATTATTCGCCAATTCAGCGATTGCCTTGGCCGCATTGGCCGCAGCGGTCACCGTTTCCGGCTTGAAATTCTTACCAAGATTCTTGGCAAAGTCCGACATAGCAGTGCCGAACGGTCCAAGCTTCGAAGCAAATACAGCGATATCGTTGTCACCGGTAAACAAGGTGCCAAGTCCACCAGAATTAGGAATATTCTTGGCGAACTCAGAAATTGCTTTGGCAGAATTGACGGAGGATTGGATGACCGAGCCATCGACACCCTTTACTGCTGTAGCATATTCCTTAATGGCCTTTCCGAACGGGACGAGTTTCTTGCCAAAGGCAGCAATATCATTCTCACCCATGATCTTAGCGGCCCATCCGCCTTCATTCGGGATGTTCTTGGCGAATGCAGCAAGTGCCTTGGCAGCACTGGCGGCGGCTTCAACAGCACCAGCATCAAGCCCCTTGACTTCGTCAGAGAACGTCTTGATGCACGTGCCGAATGGGATGAGCTTCATGCCAAAAGCGGCAATATCATTCTCACCCATGATCTTGGCAGCCCATCCGCCTTCATTCGGAATGTTCTTGGCGAACTCAGCCAGAGCCTTGGCTGCATTAGCCGCAGCTTCAACCGATCCTGCGTCCAGACCTTTAACCGATTCTCCGAATTTCTTCAGATATGGTCCAAGTTCGGCAATCTGCTGGCCGAACTTTCCGATACTAGAGCCTCCACCGGTAAGGAAGTTGGTGATCCCCTGCAACAGTTCTGCGCCTGTGAGCGCCACCATAGCAAGGGCCAAATTCTTCACACCATCAAGAACGCCAGTGCCCATTCCGCTCATGCCGTCGAAGAACGGCTTAGCGTTATTGAAGAAATCGGACAGAGCGCTGCCCATAGCTGGAAGCTGACCAGCTATGGTGGACATGACGCCACCAACAACGCCACCGACAATGCCTCCGAAGAAGCCGCCGATAGCCTGGCCAATCTGAAGCAAGAACGCCTGGCCCTCACCCATGAGCCATTTGGCTCCAGGGATCTGAGCAAGGGCACCAGCCGCAGCAACGATAGCTGCCACACCAGCGATGAGAACACCAAGGGCCGCTACAGCTACGGCTGCACCACTGACATTGATCTTCGACAGAATAGCCAGAGATGCTGAAGCAGACAGAAGGACTTCACTTAAACCGGTAGCAGCCTGAAGCGCCGCGCCCGGCTGAAGCTGAGCCAACTGTTTGACAATGGCACCAACACCGGCAATAACGACGGCCATTATAGCAATTGACGCCACAGCCTTGAGATTCAGCTTAGGCATCATGTTGATGCTCTGAATGAGTACCGCGACAGTGCCAATGACAGCCACTAGGCCGCCAACGCCCTGTGCGAGCCCCTCCGAACCAAGACCGGCCAGCTTCTCGATAGGATAGATCATAGCCGTAAGGCCAAGACCCAGCACGATCGTAGCAGCACCAATAGCGGCCATGCTTCCAGCAAGTTTGAGCATCTGCCCAGTCATACCGGAGAGCAGTTTGGCAGCCACACTAATTACGGCGAAGGCGGAAGCCATAGCGATAAGGCCTTGGGCGACCTGCTTGGTCCGCATTTCGCCCAGCATTTTGATTGGCCCTGCGATCATCGAAAGTGAGATACCAAACAGCAGCATAGAAGCGGCCAGTTTGGTAGTCGAACCCTTGGTGCTATCAAGGGCCTTGAATGCGATGACCATAACGGAGAGCGCTCCACCGAGGGCGAGGATGCCCTTGGCTAGCTGATCGACACTCATACTGCCAATTTCCTTGAGCGCATTCGCCATCACGTTCAACGCGAGGGAGAACACAACCATTCCGGCAGATTCTTTGAGCATATTCTTCGGCATGAAGCGCATAGCCGAGACCATGATGGTCAGACCGGCCCCAACACCGACGATACCCTTGCCAAGTTCTTCCCAAGAGAGTTTGGCCATGATCTCGACACCCTGAGCGAACTGCTGAACAGCAGCACCCATGGCAGCAAGAGCAGCACCAGTCTCACCGATCTTGTCAGCCTTGGCGAGCTTCGTAAACAGAACGAATTCTGTAAGAAGTGCCCCAATACTGAGGATGGCCTTACCGACGCCTTCGATGGAAATATCATTGAACGCAGCAATAGCCTCACCCATCTGCTTCAATGCCTCAGCATATAGCATCAGCGAAGCGACGGATGTAGCAGCAGTCTTGATGTTGGCACTCTTCATCTTGTTGGTATAGATGGAGAGAATCAACATTGTTGCGCCAAGAGCACCGAGAGACTTGGCAATTGTCTTGACGTCAATGCCTTCAAAGCTCTTGATAGCGCTAGCCATGGTCTTCATCGAGATGGCAAATGTCAGCATCATGATGCCGGACTTTACCAGCTTCGTCATACCCTTATTCAAGGATTTCATTGCAACGATCATGATGGCAGTGGATGCACCAATGCCTAAAAGACCTTTAGCAATAATGTGGAAGTCGAGAGAGCCAATGCCCTTTAAAGCAGAACCAAGAATCTTGATAGCTGCCGCGAATACGATCAGCATCATGGACGTCTTGGCCATGCCCTTGGTGCCGCTCATAAGCTTTGAGACTGCCACCAGAACGCCAGATAGAGCGCCAATGGCTACAACACCCTTAAATATCTGGCCCCAGCCCATATCGCCAAAGACAGTCATAGCATCAGCTAGTATTCGAATGGCGGCGGCAAATATAACCATAGCCTTAGCCATCTTACCGAACTGCTGCACGAGCACCATGAGCTTCGCCATGCGCTTTGCGCCCTTGAAGAGTTTGTCAAGAGCGATGATGAAGCCAAGTGCCATACCGCCGAACACGGTCATGCCACCGGCAAGCATACCCAAGGAAGAGGCAAGCTTATCAAGAGGAATATTACTCAGAAGCTTGAGCGACACAGCCAGAACAGCAATGGCCGCCGCAATCTTCAGAAGAATATTCGCCTTAATCGACATGGTGAAGGCGGAAATAGAGTCTTTGGTTTTGTCCAGAACCTTGGTAATGTTTTCAGGAATAGACTTGAAGGAGGCTACAATATCCTGGATCTTATCGGCAATACTCTGAGCGTCCTTGGCGTTCTTTTTCCAGCCTTGGATTATACCATTGATGTTCCACATCATGATGGTCTTGATAACTTCATTAACAGTGGCAAGAATATCCTTGAACGGGATGTTCTTGAACGCATTATTAAAGATGTTACCGATACCATTGGTGACAGAATTCAGCAGCGTCGGAAGGGCTCCGAACACGCTCTGGAACATGGTAACGATACTGGAGAGGATCTGACCAGTACCAGCGGTAAGATTACTGATACCACCAGAAATCTTACCTAGCGAATTGCCGACAGCGCTTGCTAGTGTCGAGAAACCAACACCAACAAGGCTGAGGATCTTGGCCACGCCATTCAGACCAGAACCGACTAGACTAAATGCCTGATTGAACGCATTGGCGGCATTGGTTCCACCAGTTAGCGACTGTGTAAGCTTGGCTACGCCATCAAAGATGGACAAAAGACCGTTGATGACACCCTTTACGCCGCCAATCATCTTGGACAGACCCTCTCGAGCTCCATTCAAAGCATCGAGAAGATATTTCAGTCCGGAGGCCAGGGTCTTCACCACACCACGAAGACGTTCGGACTGATCCGAAGTCAGGGTGGCATCCTTAATGAACTGATGAAGACCCTTGGTGATATCGAAGAGCTGCTGAGCAGTAGTGGGAGGAAAGACATCGCGGAATCCCTGCTTGATAGGAGTGATCCACGATGCTACCATTTTGAGGGAGTCGGTCAGGCTGTCGAAGAGTTCCTTACGACCGCCGAGATTCGCCCATCCCTGGAGTAGATCGTTACGGGCCTTGGACACCTGTCCGATAGAAGCCTGAAGCTGATTACCAATGGCAGTCCAGGAATCTCGAGCTTCCTCGAAATTACCCATCAGAATCTGCCATGTGGTTGCCCAACCAGAGCCAACCTCTTCCTTCAGCGTATCCATAAGCTGAGAGAAGGTCTTGATCTTAGTTGCTGCGTCTTCAGCAGTCTTGGCCATATCAACGATGGCCTTAGCCTGATCCTCACTATAGCCCTGAGCGACCAGATCCGCCTCAGAATATGCACCAGACAGCTGCTTCAGGGTTTCGGTCAGAACATCAGTGGTAAGCCACTCGCCCTTGGTCAACGACTCTCGGAATGATCCGTACTTCTTGATCATCGAGTCGACGTCGGTGCCGAAGTGCTGCGCGGTACGCTTCAGAGCATTCTGGAAGGCCTCACCACCCATACCGGCATTGACCACCGAGTTCCAGTCCATAAGCTGAACCTTACCGGCGGCGATAGCCTGCGAAAGCTGGTACATTGCAGTCGATGCCTGCTGTGAGGACGAGCCCGACATAGCGGCAAGGTTTGCAATACCCTTAATCGAGGCCACAGACTTGTCCAGATCAACACCGGCAGCAGTGAAGGTACCGATGTTACGAGTCATCTCAGAGAAGTTATAGATTGTCTGGTCAGCATAAGTGTTCAACTCATTCAGAGCTGCATTGACCTGATCAATGTTTGTTCCCTTTGACGCCGTATTAGCCAGAATTGTCTGAACCGAGTTCAGCTGAAGCTCATACTCACGGAAACCATCGATGATAGGCTCAATAGTGAAGCTCTTAGCGAGTTGCGCACCGGAAGAGACAGCTTGACTAGCAATATTGGTCAGTGTACCAATAGCGATAAGTCGAAGGCTATTAAACTTGTCGCCGATTGCTTGAACACTGTTAGCCAAACCCTCAAGAGTCGTTTGCCCAGCCTTGACCGAAATCTGACTGAATGCTGCTCCGGCATTGGAAATTAGAGATTGGAACTTAACATTCTTAGATGCCTTGTCGATTTGAGCAAAGCTGTCTTGAGCGCTCTTGGAAAGCTTGCTGAAATTAGCGCTTGATAGAGACTTGTTAAGAGTGTCATTGACCTTCAAAGAACTCAGCTTACTCAAAGACTGAGTAAGCTTATCGATGGTCTTGATGGCATCATTGGCGTTCTTCTGGAACGACGAGCTGTCAAGTTTAAGCGTTACGACGCGCTGATCAATGTTCGCCATTACGAGTTCACCGCCTTCCAAGCTTTATCAGCGAGTTTATCAAATATAGGTCGCATGGCGGGATTAATGTAGTCCCTGCCTTCGACATAGCCGCCGGTTCCAGTGCCATGCCCATATTGGAGGATGATTGCGATCGGGACACCCTCATGAAGATTTGTATTGATCCAGTCGATTTGATAACCATTAGCTGTAGAATGAATCTCATAATCCCACGAGCTAGCGGTTAAACTGGATTCAACGGGAGTGGCAGCAGACAAAGCGGCTACACCTTCACGCCCACACTCTTCAAGAACAGAGCGGAGCTTTGATGAAGAGACTTTAAGATCGGATAGAAACTTGATAGTGTTCCTCCAATCGCCTTTAACTTCTACTGTCACTCCCATTTTGAACTCCTCTCAGAGATCGATAGACTCTCTGGAAGCTCGATCCTTGAGAACATCACGATACGTCTTCATCGCAGTCAACTGAGCTTCCAATACACCGACTGGAGTCTTAGGAAGATTGGATGCTGGAGCAATATAACCACTCAGGCGAGGGTTATAGTTCCGAAGACCTTTAATGTACTTCTCAAGGTCGTGAATACGCTTGACCAGAGCATAGTATTCACCCTTTAGTCGCCCCTGCCATGTATCACTCTGTTCGTAAGCGTAGATGGCTGGCCATTCAAGATCTTTAGCCATAAACTGTCACTTCCTGATCGTAAGGGTCTCACCAGGATAGATGAGATTGGGGTTACCGGAACGGAAACCACTCACAGCACCAATACCAACACCGAACTTAGCAGCTATGCCAGAGACAGTATCGCCAGGCTGAACGGTGTAGCGAAGCACATTGGACTGAGCTGGGGCAGAACCTCCGCCGATCGTCAAAGTCTCACCAGGATAGATGAGATTGGGGTTGCCAGAACGGAAACCACTGACGGCCGAAGTCGGAACACCAAACTTAGCTGCAATACCAGAAACAGTATCGCCAGGCTGAACCACGTAAGTGCGTCCAGAGGAAGAACCTCCGCCAAGGCGGCCATTAACGATGGCCTGAATCGCAGCAGGATCGTATCCGGCAGAACGAAGGCGATTGGAACGATCAGGATCGTTACCCCAAGCGCCGGCGATCACCTCAGAAGCGATCTGATCGTTCGACTTCCTCGCCGGAGCAGGTGCAGGGGCGGGGGCATTACCAGAGCCACCAGCGATATACTTGTTCCAAGTTGCACGATCACCGTAGAACTTGTTAAGATCCAGGGCGCCGTTGTAACCAGGCAGACGACCAGCCGAAGAATACTGACGAATAGCGCAGTTGTATGCAGCTTCATTCCACGGAGAATCCTGATAGCCGGTAGCATTCATGTTGGCATACTGAGCAACCCAAGTACCGCAGTTATTTGCGCTAGCAACGTTCCACGGGAAGGCACTAGCAGACGCGTATACGATAGGAGGCTTTCCAGTAAGCTGAGCCAGACGCTTGATGCACTGGTCGAGATATCCGGTGTTGCCCCAAGCGCCATTCTCCTGGGATTCCCAGTCAAGGCACCAGACAACCTTGCCCATCCAACCCTTGCAGTTATTGTAGAAGTAGTCCATCTCGGCGACTGCTCCGGCACCATTAATATAATGATAGATGCCAACAGCCTTACCGGCGGCAAGAGCCTGTTCAACCTGACGAGCGCAATCCGGGCTTACATAACCAGTGCCCTGAGTGGCCTTGGAAATAACAAAATCGCACGGAACGGCGGCTACGTTGATACCAGCCTGCCAATTCGAAATATCAATACCTTGCATTACTTATCCTTTCGTATGGAGTTTTTTACGACGTTCTTCATTGAGTCTACGGTTCTGAGCCGCAAGATCACGTCTGGACATCTTCTTTTGAGGATTCGATTTCAAATCGAATACACGCAGCAATGTCAGAAGTCGATTAAGATGCCACTTTTCGCATTCCTTAGGAATGCTGTAAGCAAACATCAGATAGTAGATGATTTCAGAAGTCATAGTGTCCTGAGACTGGGATTTCGCTCCACTATGCCTGCTGTCAAAGAATTTGGTTGCAGAATAAGGATTAGCAATATAATCGTTTACTGCCTGAATATTCTCGTTGGTGATGCAATTATAGACATAATCAGGGACATTTTTATCGAGAGTCATGCATCGAACATAATCGATGGTTTCATCAAGAGTCTTTGGCGCTTTACCAAGAAAGGCCTTCTGATGAATTGACTCCCATTTTGAAACGGAGATCAGTGAGTGCTCGAGATGGAGAGTGGCTCCACGTCGAGTCACAAACTTTCTATGTTCAGTATCCAAGAATTCAGTATCTGGGATCACTAATACCAGCATCTCTTCCTCACATAAAAATTAAAGAGAAGAAGCCCCAGACGAACCACTATATGATCGTCTGGGGCATGTATGTTATCAAGCAACAGTGACGTCAGTCACACCAGGAACATCTTCACTCAGAGAACTCGTCTCCTTGAGCATGTTCACCACTTCGTCCGGCATAGGCAGACGAGGATTGGCGCCAGCCTTCTCATCAGAACCATACAGGACCTTCTCCAGAGCCTGAAGTTTGGTCTTGTTGACCTTGGTGGAATCGATCACGAGGAGCGAAGTCGGCTTGAAGCCGGACACGTTCACAGGAGTGGTCGAAACCTCCCAGCTGAAACTGATAGCATCAGGAGAGTCGTTGATGGTTGCATAAGCCTTCTCCGACGGAGCAGCAAGCGCACCATAGATCAGATGCAGCTTGTAGCCGTAGTCATTGGCATCGGTATCATTGCCAAAGACGGTACGGTAAGTCATACCGAAGGTCTTACGGTTCTGCTGACCGATCTTAACACCAGGAGCCACCTCGGCAGTACCATCACACTCGCCGAACTCGTCCGGGTAAGTGAATGCCTCGACAGTGGCGCTGAACTCCTCAGCAGAGACCATGTTCAGGTACTTGATGTTGTCAGCGTACTGGGCAGAAGCCTCAGCGCCAGACGGAGACTCGGTAACAGTGGTCAGACCGTTCCATGCCACACCATTATCATAGGCGTGGGTCGCCTTGTTGTACGGATACAGAACGCCGTGATCGACACCAGTCTCATACGTACGTTCACCAGACTTATCCCACACAATAGCTGCCATGGGATACCTCCTTAAAAGTAAAGATTGAATACGTCATGATTAAGATTATCAGACGTATAATGACGTTGGAAGGTACACATCGGAAGAGCTGCGACTCTATCCACATAAAGGCTATCAGGAATACGATCAATGACCGTTACCTGATAGCGCTTGACAAACGTATATGGTACGTTATCACCGAATTGGGTATCGCCATAGTCTCTTGAATAGATGATACATGGATACTGAATAGCCGTTTTCTCAGGCGGTTGAAAATATACATGTCGTTCAGCCTTACCGACTTCACCCATGCAATCCTCAAGAATCGTCTGAAGCTTTATTCTGCGGTCCATTATACACACCTCCGATCGTCAGCAAAAGTCGGGGTCGATTGACCTCGATGTTAGTGACGGACCATCGAGTGCCCATCCATTCCACATACCTTACATTGAAGAAATAGGAGTAGAGATAGGAGTCAGCGAGAATGCTGATCTGATTGTTGACAACCAGAGTCGAATTCAGATTCTCGCCATTCTCCCATCTCCTCGCGTTGCGAATAACGTCGCCCTTGTACTTTCGTTCAAGGATGAATTCTTCCCACACGCCAGGTGCGGTTTCACGAGTTTCGGCAAAGCCTACTTTTCCACTAAATCGCACCATTTTGAATCTCCTTAGGCAAGAGCAGAATGAGCAGGCTTAGCCGTGAGGGTAAGACCGCTCAGATTCAGCTCTTCAGTAGACTTCTGACCGTTCTTGGTGGCAGTGATGACAACTGGCTTAGTCTTGTCAGTGACACGAACCACGACAAGACGCCCCTGCACCTTGCTCTTGTTAGGGCCGCCCACAGAGAAGGTTGCCCCATCCTGAACGGCGACAGTCAGAGCCAGAAAGTTACCTTCCTGTTCACCAGCCGTTTCACTGAAGCCAGTGAAGTCGGTCACGTACTTAAGAGTGCCAGTGACGTTAGTCAATGCTCACTCCTTCCTGAAGGTCCCCGACATTCTTACCGAACGCCTGACCCGTTGCCGGGCTGACGGTCGGAGCTGCCGGGGTCACGCTTTTGGGGCTTCGAGCGCGATGGCCGTCTTCGGATGCACCAGAGCACCAGACATACGAGTCTCGTACAGGTACCTGTACTGGTTGAAGTCGATATCAAAGTCGTCGAAGAAGTTGAGCTCGCCACCCTTGTCAGCACCGACGAAGTAATCCGCCGGGTTGACGATGATGCCGACCAGATCCTTCTCAGCGCCACTTACATTACGATGAGCGCCCTTGAGCACCGGGACCTTCACCACAGCGGCAACACCCAGAGCGGACGCAAGGTCGCTTAGGTTGTTGAACAGACGACGACCGATCTTGTCCTCAAGAAGAAGCAGAGCGGTAATCGTGGCCGGAGAAGCGAAGAGCGTCGGAGTTCCGTTGCCCTCGTATTCATCCATGGACGAGATGATGGTCTTGATCAGGGCAGAACCCTGCTCGGTGGTCAGGGTATTCGGATCGAACGCCTGGACATCCTTATGGATGGTGTAGAACTCATCGTCGGTCCAGATCGGGCGGATGTTCTCCTCGTTGATCTTACCCTCGGCGCCAACAGTACGGCCATCGCCGATCAGAATAGCACGACCGACTTCCTCACGCAGCATCAGCTGCATCTCGGCCTTCAGCCAGACCACGACATCAAAGTCAGTGATGTCAATGATGTCATCGCGATCGAGCTTCTGCTTCTTGTAAATGGTCTGCGGGAGGGTTACACGCTTGGACACACCGAAGATCTCTTCGATCTTCTGCTTGCCCTTGATGTAACCCTTCGCACGAGCCTCATCGGCAGTGATGTCCGCAGCCATTGACTTGATACGAGAGAACGGGGACTTATGCAGGCCGTTCACAAAGGTATCGACCCAGTCGGTACGACGCTTGACGAAGTCCGGGGTCTGGGTGACGGACTTGGCATCCGGGAAGAGGATTTCGATATCCTTGATGCCGTAAGAATCCGCATGGGCGATGACGGAATCCTTGAACGAACCACGAAGCTGCGTATCAGACATAGCATCATGCAGCAGGGTGAGCGCGGTCTCATGATCCAATCCGATCATGGAATCCGAAGCTCCATCGTTCTCGAACACATTGTGCTTCATAGAACTATCTCCTTCATTTGAAGCGGTGGACTTACCACCATTTTGATTATTACTAGCGGAGTCTTCGGACTCGCTATTGCCCGACTTACCTGCATTCTTCAGAGCCTGACCAATCAGGTAGTAGACAACATTTTTCTTCTCTTCCGACATGGAATCCCAGATGTCTTTTACAGTAGGGCCTTCCTCATCAGAAGAATCGTCACTAGGAAGATCTTCTTCATCAGCATGCGCAAACGCAGACTGTGCGACTTCAGAATTTCCATTGCCAGACTGAGCAGCAGTGCCGATCATGTAGTATGCAACGTTCTTCTCATCTTCAGAGAAGGTGTCCCACACATCCTTGACGGTCTTATCATCAGAACCCGATTCTTCGGTATCATCTTCCTCAGAATCATCCGGTTCCACAGAACCAGAAGCATGACAGATGTAGTCATCAGAAGTGATGACCGCTTCATCAGCAAGCTCGTCAATAGCACCATCGGAATGCTGAATGGCAACATTATCAATGAGAGCGCCAGGATTGGCACCAGCCAGGACAACGGATACTTCACGGATCACTCCATGCATAACTCTTCCCTGATTCTGGACCAACTGGTTTGCGTAAATGGACAAAGCGTCGATATCACCATGCTCGAGCAACGACTTGACATTCTCACCAGCCGGAGTGTTATTCAGCGAGCAGTAGCAGTACACACCATTATCGCGATTCTCCAGAAGTGCATGACCAAGAACGTTCTCTGGATTGTCATGCATATGCTGCCAAACAAGGGGAACGGTCTTACCATCCATTTCCTTGAAAGCATCATGCATGATAGTCCGACCATCAGAACAACGAATATTGTTCTTAGTGGCGTAACCGCTAAAGTCAAACTTCATGTCCACTTATCCTTTCTTTAATCATGACTTCTTCCTTCGCGATGAAGTCCTTCTTCGCGATGAAGTCTTCTTTACTTTCTTGAAGGACGCCTCATTCTCGATCTTGGAAGTCTCTGCGTCTACTTTGGATTTGTAGTCCGCATTGGCTTTCCGAATCGTGTTTGATTGCTGAGCCTTCAAAGCTGCACGCTGTTCGCTGTTCTGAGCTCGCAGCTTAGCAATCTGATCTTTGATACGAGCTTTTTGAGCGCTCTGTTCATCCTCAGATTGGGAGCCCAAACCGTCAAAGAGTTTCTTCAGACTATCAATACGAGATTGCATGGCTGAAGTATTCTTGACGATTTGCGAAACAGTGTCATTCTTCGCCTTCTTGACTGTCGAATCTCGTTCTTCCTTAAGTTTGGCTTTAACCTGAGTAAGGGCTTCCTTACCGGTATCGTTCAAACCTCCAGTCGAAGTTCGACCTTTTAGCTCACGAGTCCGAAGGTAGTACTCGTGAGCTTTCACAGGGTCATAGTACTGCGAAGAATAATGGACCAGAGCAGATTGTTCAAGATTAGCTTCAAGATCGTCGAGTTGACGGTCCTGATCCTGAAGATTCGCCATTGCCTTGTCGATTTCTTCCTGATCAGCATCAGGAAGCTGCTTCGACATTTCAATACCATTGACATCATTTACCGCAGCAATATTCTTATTCCGAAGCTTATCGGCCTGAGGATCATCCGTTACAGGTTTAAACCCAAGAACACCACGGAATTCATTTGAAGTTACGATAGCATTGCGGGTAAGTTTGTCGGCGATCTCAGCTAGATCATTAAGCGGAACAAGACGGAATGGATCACGGAAATACATGATCGATTGCCCCTGGGTTCTTGCAGTCTTGGTCAAGAAACTACGCTTCATAGCATCGGCAATAGCTCCAAGAATTGGTTCGATGGTTCGGTTATAGTAATTCAGCATAACCTTTTCATCGCCAGTGCCTTTCAAGACATCCTCAGTAATGCCCAACTGATTGTAGAGCTGTTCCTGAAGATACTTGATCTGATCCAAGAGATTGTTAGTCAAAGGTCTATTCAACTGAACAATCTTCTCAGTTCCATCCGCATAGGCCACGCCATACTTTGACAAAGAAAGCTGTTCTTCGATCTGTTGGCGACGCTTTTCGGCTTCTGCTCGACGAGCATCGGTCTTGATCACGTATGGAAGTTGAATGATCATGTCGAGTTTACCAGAAGACGATGCCTCATCAACTGTATCCAAAAGACTAAGCTTGTGGATCAATCGACGAAGCGTCGAATTCGGAGAGTTCATCACTGTGTAGAGAGGATTCTCCACAATAGCGACTTTACTCTTCGGAAGAACGACTTCCTGCTTCTGTCCGGTCTTCTCATTGTAGACGAGAACCTGAACATGCTCGGGGAACCACTGCTCAATCTTGCCAACACGCATCGACAGAATATCATAGGCGTTGGTGTTCAACGGATTGATGTCGGTGTCGACAGGAACCAAAGCAACACAGCCTTCATCCAACATTGAGATTACTACATCCTCAATGAATTGACGACCTGACTGATCGATGTTCGCCTGAACAGTCAGACATTCGTCAAGACCAGAATGGATCTCTTCAAGAAATCTATCATTTTGATCGAGACGAACGTGCTGAATGTTGATGGCGGCGACATCGACTGCGATCCGATTATAGATCGAAGCAATGATGGTCCGCTCACCGCCCAAACGTAAGTAAGGGCGATCCGGGCGAACGCCATAGCTTGAGCCTAGATTCTGATAAGGGAAGCCTAGAGGTTGTTTGCCCTGAAAGGCATTCCAAGCATGTTTCAGCCTGTCTGTGAAATTACCCACATGAGCTTCCTTTCTTTAATAATCTTCGTCAAATGTTAGTTTCATTTCTTAAACTTTCGTTTAAGGCTCACAGCAGCATTAGCAGCATCAACGGCGCCCTTAACTACTTTACGACCGGCGTTGTTCTTTACCCCAACTATAGGGTCAACAACAAGTTCTTTAGCCTGAGGAGTATTAAGAATTTTACTAGCCAGAGACTTCCCGGATGAAATTAGTTCCGGATAGTTTTTAGCCATTATAGCTGTAGCTGTACTGACTGCTGTGCCAACTAAAATCTGTTTCGCATATTTGCGAGCTTGACTCTGATTGTTAATTCGATTGGTACGGTATTGATTTTCGAGATTCATACGAGTATTAAGAGTCTGAAGTTCTTTGTTTGAAAGAGTATCTGGATTCTTCTTACGAAGACGTTGCGCTTCATTGAAGTCAGCAGACCGACGCTTCTTTCGAACGCCCCACTTCATACCCTTAACGCCAAAGTGCTCGACGGTGTCTTTCGATTCCTCCCCGATTGGAGAAAGCTTGTATTTACGAGCTGCGGCATTAACTTTGTTAATTACAGCCGGCATATCTTCATCCGGAATACGGACTTTTTGGCCACGAAAGCCCTTTTCCAGAGCTGTCTTGGCCATGATGACATGCTCTCGATCCGAAATATCAAGCTTCCAATGAGAAGGAATATCATCCGGAGTATAGGCGAAATTCTTCTTATTGGACATGACAATCACGCCTTAGACTTCAAAGACTTTCGAACCTTGCTAGCTTTAGCGACACCGCCTAACTGGTTAGGAAGACTAAAGAGCATCTGATTAGCGACGTCACCGGCCATTCCATTCACGAAACTCCTGCCCCTATTAATACCAGCAGCACGAGCCTCGTTATACTTCATAGCACCAAAGTCGCCCATGACGAATGCCTGAGCAAGGGTCTTACCCATAGACTGCCTCTCAACACGCTTACGAGCTTTAGCATTGCTGTAAACGCCTTCATAGACAGCTTTGCGAGTGCGAGCCTTAGCAGTAGCCTTCTGATACTTAGCATTGGCTTTAGAATAAGCCTTGGTTCCTCTTTCGGTGCCACTCAGCTTAGACTTAGCTTTAGCAGCCTTGGCCTGAGCTACTTGCACACGGCGATGGCCCCATTTCATACCAAGAACACCATAATGTTCGAGATCTTCTGGGGTTGGTTCCTCATCAAATGTTACACGCATTAGTCGAATGCCTCCCTGTTGAGTTTATAGGCAACCCATGCATCAAGAAGAGCCGCTACGGCATCGATCTTCTGATCGTAACGCTTTTTCAGAAGTTTTCGATTGCCATTGGTATCTTCAAGAGTAATAGCATTGCCCATAGTGAATGTGAATAATTGTTGATCAAATATAAGCGAGCGATCTTCGGATAGATGCTTCAGTTCACCAAGAGGAACCGATTCCGTCTTAGCTCCCTGAATCACTTTTTCGATACCATATGGGCCATTCTCCGTTTCCCATCGAGAAACAAAGTCACGAGCATTATATGGATCGAATCCAAAACATCGAACGTCATATTTGCTGTCTATAATATACTTATCCAAGTCATCATAGACATCCATCATATCCAAAACTGTACCATCAAGAACCTGAAGGCTGGCTTCGTTAAGAAAGTCTTCATACTTCTGATGCATAGCCAACGGAAGGTTTGCCATTGTTCTGGAAGAAATATAGCATCTAGTCTTTACGCCAAAGGTTCCATTCTTAAGAGGGAACAAGAAGGTGAAAGCACAGAAATCATCGCCTTGCGAAAGATCGGCACCCATTGAGCATGGAAGATTCCAGAAATCTTGACGCCTATGAGGAAGAGTCTCTTCATAGGTAAAGAAGTATGTATAACCTTCCATAGGAATTCCGAATCGTTTGGCTAGAATATCATTTCGAGTAGCTGGAGCTTTCTCGGCTCGCTCTACATCAAGCTGATATGTCTCGTAGGTAACAATCTTTCCAAGACCAGGATTGGCTTTAAGCCAGGTGCTCGGATCGTTAACTTCATGAACATCATCAAGACGATAATACCATATAGACACGTGAGGGTTGACATAGTCGCCCTTCAGAATATCCATAAGCTCCATCTTGATGGTATCGCCAGCACTATTTCGAACAGTACCCTCGGAAGAAGATGCTATGATAAGATAATCATCAAGCTTCGAAGCACCCTGTTCGATAGCGCCAACGACGTCTTCACGAATATCACCGGAAAGCCATTCATCTACTGTTGAAATTCGAGGGCGAAGGCCCTGAAGTTTATCGATAGACATAGGGCGAACCTCAAGAAGGCTTCCTGTAAGAAAGTTCTCAATACCTCTCTTAGTAGAAGCCAACTTCATGCGATTTGCTCTGGACCCTGTAGTATTCTGAAGAGAGCCTTCGGTGAGAAATTGGAAGAGAGGACCCTTAGCTCGAGTAATAGCGGTACGCAGAGGAGACATGGTCTCTTCCGCCTGCTTCATAGTAGGAGCAGTACAGATCTGATGGGTCGTCGAGGTGTCCACGGTCATGAAATAGGCCTGAATACAGGCGTCATACATAGACTTAGCTGCGCCTCGACTCACGATAAGATACTGCTTGTTGGTCAAGCGCTTGAGAATTCTCTTACGCTCGTAATGGCCGCCATGATTATCTTCGTTTGGCACATATACGCTGCGTTCAACGTAATAATACCATCCAAAGACCTCTTCACCCCAAACCTTGAAATAATCAAGAAGGTGAAGATCGGTACCATCGGTCAGAGTAAGTTCTTTCTCGCAGAACTTGATCCATCCCTCGACAGCAGACTCATCATAGTAGATACCAGGATTTGCAATGAGGGAATCAATGCGATTCATCTCCATCGCAATCTCTTTGCAGACTGGAATCTCTCCGTGAATAACGGCGTCACGGAATTCACCATAATACTTCGGTACTGCGGTGTTCGATAACGCCATTATTCGTCTCCTATTCTAGCCCACGAGTCTTAAGAATGCCATCACGGTTAAGCTTGGTATTCGGATGATCCAGAAGATAATTCTTAATATAATTATCTTCGGCAATCTGACTGGTAACCCGACGGGCAACAGTGGCTCCAACCGCCGCCACACCGATTTTGGCAACACTTTTAGTTACGTCAGACATAAGAAGATCATTAACGGCCATATCGTTGGTTTTGTCAATGACATCCTTCGACAAGGCTTTAGCAGATTGAACATCAACCTTATCCTTATCGAATATGATCAAAGGATTCTTCGAATTGTAACCGGAGAACGAATGATCGTTGACATCACGAATAGCAGAGAAGCCGTCTTTCTTCAATTGGCTATAGAATTTAGATGAGACTTTATTACCGATCGGACTATGATCTACCAACCCGATATTGAAAGCCTCATAAGCGGATTTTGTCCATTTGCCATGATTGATGTCATCAAGAGCTTTCGAACAAAGCGCTTGACGATTTGGAAGAGGGTCGAACTCACTTCTAAGTCGAAAAGTCTGTTTGGCATATGCCATAACCTCAGGATCGCGAGAAATAAGATTCGCAAAGACCTTTCTACCAGTTTCAGGAGAAGCGACCTTCACGTCACCAACAACTTTAAGCGACTTCTCAAATATGGAAGTACCGCCCTGATCCTTAAGAGCTTTGCCATACATTCCAACATACTTGGCACGATCTTTAGCATTGTCGAACACATAGAAGGCGTCTTCCATCTTCTTGCTATTATTAGTAGCCACACGACCAACCTCAGACCCCTTACCAAGAAGTTTGTCTGTGGTACGATCAAGATGCTTACCAACAATATAAGCAGTGGCAGCTGCGGCCGTGACACCACCAGTGATGGCTAACATTCGTTCGACCTCTGCACGTCGCTTAGCCTGAACATCAGCATCCGCCTTACTCAGACCACGCGCCTGCCATTTCGCAGAGATCTTCTGCTGATGTTTGGTTAATGACTTCTCGGCATAGTGCTCTCGTCCTTCGGCAGTGAGTCGACCGTTCTTGTCGGTGTAGTTACGAACGCCCCACTTCATACCCTTAACGCCAAAGTGCTGAAGATCCTGATCCGAAGGTTGTTCATCGAAAGCGACTCTCATATCAACCTCCAATAGGTGACACAGGATGAGTCGCTTCGGCCTGAACATTTAAACGCCATTCCAATTCTGTGATCTGCTTCTCAATGGAAGTGAGAACAAATGAATTAGTTGGCGGGTCAAACTGTTGGCGAAGCTTAAGATAAATGTAAGTCTTCACTGCTTGAAGATCATCGCGATTATCAAGCAGTTCATCCCATGTAGTAGTATTGTCATCCACATTAAAGTGTTGATCAACACCGACGCCGAGCTGATGCAGCGTCATAACAATACCATTGATGTGAACAAGAAGCTCGTCATCGAATGCGTCATCATCGAGATCAATCCCAAGCATCTTCTTCTCGGTGTTGAGAATGCTGTTCTGAATAAGAGTGTCGTCAGTTTCGGAACTCATGGAACAACCCTCACTTTCACCGGATAGAGAAAACGCTCTTCGCCTACACTATAATCGAATGTAAGATCATAGTAGCAATTGTTCTTCAGTGGATTAATATACGCCTTGAGCCAGACCTCATCATCGGTTTGCCGATCGATAAGGCACTGACCAGAAGCTTCTTCCTCGCCACCCTGAGTAAGCAACCACGAGGCCTTAGCAATATCGACGATGCAGCCCTTGGCAATACTACGGACACTGATGATCACATACTTCTTCTCGCCAAACTTGAATTGACATTGGGCCATGAGCACACCTCCTAACTGCTTACGCCTAGTAGTTTAGTCTTATAAGGGCTGAGAACGATGCGAGCAACAGTTGGGGTATGATAATATACATACACTCCAACACTCACATGGCCACGTGCACCTCGATCATTCTCAGCCCAAATTTGAATGTCCTGAAGACCAGGAACTCTGGGAGCATAGCCTTCCCAATAGTCCGGACGGTCCGGTATTGGAGTAAAGTCTACATGGGTTCCATTGATTTCACCCCAACACCGGACTATCATTTTGATCTCCTATTACTTGTCCGTGACCTTGAACGTGATCTTAAAGGTCTTGCCCGAGTCAACCGTGAGCGGCGTGGTAACGATATCAGTGATGACCGGAGCGGTAGAGTCACGGGTAACATGCCGAACGACCGTCGTGTTTTTACCGAGAGAATCGGTAGCGACAATCGTAATCGTGTTGGCACCTTCGGCGAGCTGCACTTCGGTAGAGAAGGCGCCGTTGGAGCCAACGGCGACCTTGCTGCCATTGACGGTAACAGAGGACAGCGTGACGGCATTGGAGCCAGCGGCAGCGGTACCAGACACGGTGACGGACGAATGGTTCGTGAGAAGATTGTCGACCGGGGTGGTGACATCGAGCGTCGGAGCCGCAGTAGAGATGATGAAGCTGACGCTAGCCTTGTCGGACACGTTGCCATCATTATCGGTGACTTGGAGCTCGATGGTATTGCTGCCATCAGGCAACTTGGTTGCATGGTAAGTGGCAGTCTTAGCTCCGTCAGTGCCATCGGCCCAGGTAAGGGCGCTCGATGCGATGGCGGAACCATTGACCTTGAAGACCACGGTGGAAAGGTTGAGACCAGAGCCACCGGCATCCTTGACAACCAGAACAATATCCTGCGCATCGGAGCCAAGAACCGAACCACTGGTCGGCTTGGTGATCTGAGCAGTGGGCTTGGTCTTCTCAAGAACACGGATCTTCAACTGATTGCCATAAGTGACATCAGAAGAAGTCACAGAAGCAGTGTTACCAGCATTATCTTCAGCATGAACCTCGGCTTTATACACATGATCAGGCTGAGACCATGATGAAGCGGCAGGCGCAGTAACGATGGCCTCATACTTTCCGGTTGCCTCATTGAGAACAGCGGCAATCTTATTACCATTAAACATCACATATGCAGTTTTAACCGCCATATAATACTCCTTAAGATAATAGCTATGAAGTTGTAATGTTATTACTCTTAGAGTCTGTGATAAAGATGCCAGAAGAATCCTGGATACCATCTATGACCTTAAAAGTAATAACGAATTTTGCATTGGCATCGACTATCAATTTATTGGTTACGATATCCGTAATCTTCATTGGACCAAATATCCTTTCAGTAACGCCAAGGGCAAGTATCCCCTGGAATTCGCTCAATAGGAATTTGCGGCAAAAGAGATTCGTCTCCGAAATGGATGGCTTGATGCGTATCAAAGGAAACACAAATAAGATTGTCTGGATCGAGAATCATTTGACGACCTTGATCAATGTCGTCTACAGTCATGGGATTCAAATGGTGGATATAGATTCTCAAATGAAGGTCATAACCTTCGACTCCAAGATCACAGCCATTGTCACGAATGATTATCTGATCACGAATATGTTTCCATTCAGTAGAACGATAGAATCGTTGATTGACGTATCGATTATAACCAAACGTTTCAGCTCCGACTCTCCCGTTAAGTTTAAGATAGTCGTAACGCTCTTTGAATGTAGATAGTTGCCTAAGTTCAGAGTAAGACCTATGCCTCATCAGAACCGCCGCCAGAATATGAACGCATAGCATCGATAGCTTTCGCATACAATTCTTCGACATGCTTCGAAGATTGCAGAACTTCGGTCTTTGCTTTGAGAAGTTCATTCTCGTGACGAAGTTTCTCTTTCTCGAGATTCTCTCGAGTGGTTGCAAGCTTCAGGAAGTGCGTAATGACCTGAGATGATGCCGTACCCTCTCGAAGTTGCTTCTCGGCAAGATCAACCGCAAGGCTAATCATCTGATCTTCCCTACCCTCCGGCGTTACAGCCGGTCGAGTGAGCGGTCGAGTGTCCTTTTGAAGTTTCTTCGGTCGAGCCATACGTGATTCACCTCCAAATTAGCTCGAAAGCAAGATCACCTGGAAATATGACGAGAGTTTGTGATAGAACTTTATGGGTTCACCAGGACTTTACCCAAGATTGAATATGGTTAACGAAAGGAACTCGCTGCACAATCTACGTTCCACCATACTTTCTTGGGCTCTTTGAAAGGAGAGCCTGGGTATCTGAGAAGGATTCATGGGCCACCCGGCTACTTGTTTGCCTGGCGAACCCGTAATGTTCTATCAAAAATTCCCGCCGGGGATTTTTCCAGGAGGCCGGCGATGCTGAGGGGGTCGTTGTTTTCGCGACCCCCCCCTATGTCTTCGGACCTCTTTATCAAAAATTTTATAAAATCAGAAACTCAAATGCTTTCTGGTTTTTTAATTTTGATAAAAGGAGAATCCGAATACAGAGCTATAATACTATCTATAGCATCGCTGACTACTTTCATTTGATCAATGTCACTCAATGTATCGCTAGTGCGAGCGAAGCGACCGAGCAAAGCGGTTGAATGGTAACCATGTTGCTCATCCCAACCATACCAAGCAGTCCATTGAGTCCAAGGGCTGTAAGGATTGTCCTTGGTGGACAGCATGTATTGTTCCATGTGTCTCACCTCTCTTGATTCAACTTCGACTTGGGGTTGAGGTTGGCCTTCAAGGTGTTAACACTAACGCCAAGTAGATCAGCCACTTCATTCTGTGTCATGTTGCCTGCATTGAGCAAGGCTCGAGCACGAGCAATCAAGACATTGTTCATCTTACCCTTGTCACTATGTGGTGTAGCAAGCTCCTTTACCACACCACTGTCTGCGTTCTTCAGCAGCTCAGTGAGCATGGTATGGGAGATGGCACCAGCTTGCACAGCTTCCCATTCACGTGGAGTGAATGTTACACGCTTGCCTTCAGCATTGAGTGCTCCTGTCCTAGCACGAGCTGTCTCAAGCGCTGTGGTGCGCAGCTTCTTCAACTCGTCTTCGTCTAGGTCAGGGTTAGAGATGCGCTGGCTGCGTACTATGTTACCGGCAATGAGCTGAGCCTTGCGTTCAAGAGGCTTGTTCTTCAAGGCTGTGTTAAGCTTAGCCTTGAGAGAAGCCACCTCTTCAGCGTAGGCCTTATGGGCGGATGGACTATAGGGCGCATTAGGAGTGGCTAGCAAAGCCTTTCTAGCATCATTAGCTAGGGCCTTCATCCTATTAGCATAGGTAGCATACTCCCATTCCATGTTGGTACCAGAAGACAACTCAAAAGCATCATCTACTTCAAGCATCTTCTTAGACTCCTGAAGACGGGGCTTAAACCTGGTATCTATAATTTTTGTAGATTCCGGAATTTCACCCTTCTTTACAAGAGCATGGAACTTGCGCTCTGAAGCCCAGGTCTTCCTACCTGGAGAGCCTGGCCTCTTTCCTGGTTTGGTAGGGTCACGATAAGCAACTTCCGTAGAGCCCTTTCCAGTTTCCCTATACCATATTTTTCCAGTATCGGGATCTATGGAACCTCCATATCTTGCAGGATTTTTTTCTCGAGCATTCACATATTGCGTAGCAGATGCTCGAGAAATAAGAGTCGATGCGCCACGAAGCTGGCCATTAGGAGCAGTGCCCTGATACTCTCGTTTAAGATCAGCAATACCATTATCCTCATAGGATTTACGCCAATCCAAATTATGCTTTTCAGCATCGATGACAACCATAGAATGACGAACAGCACGAGCGATCTTATCAGGAGTAGCACCCTTAATGGTCATGTCAGTAATAAGATTACTGACCTTTCCCATTTCAGCCTGCTTATTAAAAGCCTTATCAGTCTTGACTTTCTTCATTCCAGGATATGCTGGATAAGCTGAAGAAGGATCAAAGTCTTCAAGACCCTTAAGAGGATTAGTACTCTTAATTTCTCCACGATTGTTTGGAATAACCAGAACAGTATCGCCATCAAAGTCAGCTCCAGAAAGTCGAGCAGCAACCTTATGGTTAATACCAACCGCATCAAGAGACATGCCCTTGCCATTCCCCAAACGCTGTCGAGCTTCACGGTTATTGTTATTTACAATAAGCTCTGGAATCTCAAACGTTCCACCATGAGGGAATCGAATCAATGCAACTCGTTCGCCATTACGGAATGAAGGAGCATATATTTCGTTGTCCTTCAAAGAAGGAATCGGGAGAATAACATGGGTAGACTGACGAGGCATCGCAGCAGCTTTGAGATCCACAGCCTTACGATCACACTCATCAGAAAATTCCTGAAGAAGCTTTCGCTTGACGGCAGGATTACTCAGCTTGAGAATATCCTGATACTCAGAGAAAGAACGTTCATAAGCAATGCCCAACTGGCGATGAGCCAGCTCACGAGATTGCTTAGACAGCATCTGAGAAGGAAGATTCCTAGACCAGGTATCCCATTCGCCTTCCTCACGAACAAGATTGATCTTGGAAATATGTTCCTGACCATTCTTGTCAGTGTAGGTAAGCTTACGAGTCACAGCACCAAAAGGAAGGTTCTGATCAATTTTACCATCTTTGTCGGTCTTCAGCTCTTTCAAAGCACCAAGCTTGCCAACAGATCTTGGTTTGTTGGAATTGAAAATGAGATCGACACCAGGAGGGAAATCCTTAGGGTCACCATACATGGCAGTACCCTTAAGATAGTGTGTCCCATCCACGGCGATTCGAACCTGAGCGTAGTGATTACCACCAAGAGCTACATCTTCGACGCCAGGACGAACAAGAATATTTCCATCTCGCTGAGTTCCACCTTCCTCATCAAAGACAACCTTGACTCTCTTAGAACTGACGCTCTCAGGGAGCGTTTTGTCTGATTTGGAAATAAGCGGAGATTCATCAAAGCTGTGGTCGATCACTTGAATCTTGTTCTTGTTAGCCTGAATATCCTTCCAAGCCATACCTTTCGGCGCCAGAACTTTGATCTTAGTCATATGATCGGGATCGGAAACCTGAGGGACTTCGATAGTCTCAACAGAATATCCTTGATCCTTCAGCTTACGGACAGCTGCATCGAGCACAGCCTTGGAGACTCCAAGATAAGTCCAAGAGCCTTCACCGACATCCACAAGAGCGCCTTTGTCGACTTGCTCCTGCAAATATGATGCAGCCTTCGAAGTACGAGAAGCTCGCTCTTCGAAAGAACTCTTAAGACGACTGCGAAGCGTCGACTCACTCAAGCCAACCTTACGAGCTGCTGCGGATAGAGAATATCCGTTCTCTTCAATCAGCTTCCTAGCTCGCTGGGTCTGCTCGAAGCCTTCCTGTTCACGATTGACCTTGTTTAGAACTCGAAGTTCAGCAGTAGACTTAAGCCCCATTGCTTTGACAATTTCGGCTTCAGTAAAACCCTGCTTCTTGAAATTCCTATATTGAGTTCTGAACGAATTGTCGTGCTGACCTGGATTTTCTCCAGAGCCCCACTTGTATCGACCGGAATGCGGAACACTTCCAGCATGAGGAGTTCCGGAATGTTCAAGTTCAGATTCGTCAACCACGAACATGTCAGACTCCTTCCTGCTTGAGTTGTTCAATACGTTTGTCAAAGAGTACGATCTTACCCATGATGTCACGAATATCCTGAGGTTCGGGTTCTACCTCGACAATGTCATCATTCTGATAGATCCTCAGAATCATGTCGATGTCTTCAGGCTTCACGTCATACTCAAGGCAAAAATATGAAGCATAGATTTCAAGCTGCTCCATATGAGCCGGAATGACTCCAGTCTTAAGATCATGAATGCGAAGCAGCTTGCCATCGAAGGAAATAGCATCAGCTGTGCCAAAAGCATTCATAGAATAAAACAGAACTTGCTCGGAAGCCATCTTCCAACCAATAGCATCATTAACAAACTGGTTGAGTGTCTTCTTATTGCGCGGAAGCTTCACGCCATGCTTGATAAGGTCTGAAGCCAAAGCATGAAGTTCGGTTCCAAGCTGTGCAGCCATCGATGAGCGATAAATATCATCGAGATGCTCAGGTGCGTAATTTACCCAATGCCACTTCGATGCACTCAAAAATGAATGCATACCATCAAGTTGATGATGATCATTGAATTTCATAGTCTTTCCAGTTCCTTGAATAGTGCAGATAGAACTTCGTCTTTGTTCTCAGGACATACGAATGCAGCAAAGCTCATGGAGTTCATGAGCTGAACGTAATAATCCTGATTCGGACGATGGGGAGAATTGTTGGTTCGCTTGACTTCCAAGCAAGCCCAACGTTTCTTGTAGAGCACGGTCAAGTCTGGGATGCCCTGAATATAATCAGGGTCGTTCTTCATCACGATACAACCAGGCAACAGTCGCTTGATGTCTGTGATAAGTTCATTCTGAAACTTTCCTTCTCGTTTCATGGCCCACCTTTCGGCTAAAGGGAAGAGAAAGAGAATAAACCATAATTGGGCGTATTCTCCTCCTCTTCTATAAAGGTAGTTGTTTTTTTCGCGAATTGGAATTTCAGCGCGATTCCCAGAACTTTGAGTAATATCGAGTCTCGTTGAACTGCTTCTTCTTGCGAAGGGATTTGCTAATGGCAAGATCCAGGCCTGACCGGCTTCGAAGAATATAATAGTTCAGGTCGATGTAGGGTGTATTCATTCGATCGATTCTACCACATGATTGCTCCATCTGTTTGTAGCTGTAATTCTGGCTCCAGAAAACGATCGTGTCCGTCGTGATGCAATTCCATGCTTCCGAACCAGCAAGGTACTGAACGACATAGATCCACTTCTGGGATGTCGGGACGGCTTCATGAAGATGACCGTTCCATTCGGCATACTCGAATCCGCATTCTCGAAATTTCTTGAGTTCTCGGATCTTCTCCAGTTCAAAATCGTAGCTATAGAAAATAATCACTCGTGGGTGTTCATCGATGATCTTCCATGTTGCCTCCAATCTGGACTGATCTGAAAATATCACTCGCTTCAGTACGGCACAGTATTCAGAGACATCCTTGATTGGTTCTTCGGTGAAAGGATTCCATCGTTTCCGAGTCACAACATCATCGGCTTTGTCGTGGTCATACTCAACCGGAATATAATTGAAGTGCCTGACGGTATGCCTGGCGACTTCCATGTTGACGGTGATCCTTCGTTTGAGTCCATAGAGAATGTTCTCATCGACGAAACGTTTGATCTTCGGATATTTGGAATAGCGATCCCAGACAGCATGTCGGTCCATGAACTGTGTCTTGTTCTTGTAGAAACCGTTGGCTATGAAGACTGGAATATAATCCGACCACGTATCGCCAGGTGTTGCACTGAGCAACAACCAAGTGTTCTGTCGAGTGATCTTGAGGAAATTCTTTGTCCAAGCGCCATACCCAACGACTCGTTGTTCATCAAACAGGAAGCATGCGTTCGCGACATCCTTGTACTTTGAAATATTGTTCCAGGAATCGATGACTATCCGGACACCGGAGACTTCGCTGAAATATGTGAGCTCCAGCTCCCAGTCCTTCGAGTCTCGCTTTCGTGCTGTGGTAATCACATACAAGTCGGTCGGAGTCGCCATAGGAATATCCTTGCCGATTCGAGTGATTCCTCCGTCGGAGTTTCGGGTAGCAATCTGATTCTGCCCATTGCAGACTTTGAAGAGCCACCATGCGAGCGCTGTACGGGTCTTTCCGGTTCCAACGCCACCAACAAGAATGTTGCCTGATTTGAGAGCTCGGATAGCTTCGAGCTGATGTTTGTCTAGTTGAACCATAGAACTCCTAACTTACCACATGTTTTGCACGAAATGGTGGTGGTGGTGGTTTACTTTTGAAACTTTTCTGGAAGGGTACTTTTTTATACGTTTCTATAAATAATTTTTTTAAGGAAAAATAGGTAAAAACAGCCACTTTGCCACTTTTACCCCTCGAAAACGTTGGAATTCCGCCATTTCTTCGTGCTAGATGTTGCGCTGAGTAAACCGCCACCTGACCGCCACTAAACCGCCACTTAGCCACTTTTTGGCCATTTTCGCACTAGATATTACGCTGAGTAAACCGCCACCTAACCGCCATTTGGCTGTTTTCTACCACATATCTAGTATGAAAAACACCTGTTTTTTAGGCAAAAAGAGTGCTAGATGCAGGACCAAACGCCCACATCTAGCACTCAAAAAACGCCCAAATCAGCGACTGTACAGCTGCTCACGAAGCCGTTTTTGCTGTATTTCGAGCCTCTTTTTGATCTCCGAAGACCTCAAAAAGCTCTGTTGCCACTCGTCAAAGAACTCGACAATCTCCTCCTTGTCCTCCGGAAATATCTCCAAAGTCAGCTTCCTCAAACTTCTTTCGAAGCTCTTAGCTTCATCGCCAACACCCTTCCTGAGCTTCACTGTAGGCCACATTCTGCGGCTGTCCAGACGTGCCCCAAGGTGCGCTCCGGTATGAATATTGATGATGTCGCCACGGTTGTTGATAACGTAATTATGGAAATCAGGTACCAGCCTGTACCCACGATATCGCTTCTTCACTATGGTCTCACTGCCATACTCATCAGAAACGATAACAGTCTCAGGCTGGTACTCGGATTCTCTATGGATGGTCTGCCATCTAGGCATTGGTATCCTCCAAGAACGGCTCATACTCGTTTTCGAAATGTACTTCCTGGAAGCCATCATCGGGACCATGATGCTGTACATAAGCCCGGTCAAGGATGGTACGGCCTTTCAGACCATACAGTTCGATCTGCACAGCATTGAGCCACTTGGAATATGAGATCCGTACGGGAAACATCTGTACCTCGGATCCCATCCCGAAGCTTACACGCCACCACTGATGTTCGGTATCTTCAAACGATTCATCACCGATATGGTTGAACGATACAGGTCCGTTCGGAAAGTCGTGTACTTTACGTTTGATTTCGGTATTGATGAAGAGCTTTAATGCTGCTTTGATCTCATTACGATCCATAATATCATCCTTTCAAAGAATCATTCAAGACTATCTGACCCACTGGCATGAGTCCAGTCACAGGTACGAATATACCCATCCTGCACTACGCAAGGTACTCTTCTGGTGTCATCCAGAGTGACTTGTACTACCTCGATTCTATCAAGATTCGTGTTATCAGAATCGTATAAATGTTGCTGAATGAAATATCCCATAATGATACCCAAAGCTATCGCTATGAGCACGAGCTGTATTGCTGTAATCACCTTACGAAGCACTTGTTTCCGGTGTTCGTTAAGTATGTTATACTCACTCATCGGTTACCTCCTCCATGATTTCATCCTTTCAAAGAGAAATAGTCGGGTTTCGAAATTAGCTTCTAACGGCCTGAAGTCCGAAACCCGACTAATTATACCTATTTGGGCTGAAAAGCCGTCTAAGGGGCCTTTACGGGCCTTCTAGGGGCATTTCTGGGCCCGTTTTTCACTTCAGTCCAGCTTGACTTACGACCTCATCAATCGAGGCTTGCTATAGGTTGCGGAACTTGGCTGGAGACTCTAACGGTAAGAGAATTTCATCGCCTCCTTACTCCAATTCTCCGCAGAGTCAATGTCAAATTGACTCATGAACTCATCAAGCGGGGGTTTGTTATAGGTCGCAGAACTGGCCGGAGGTTCTGGCGGGAAGAGGAGTCCGTCGTCTTCATCGGTGACATCCGAGGCATCGTTAGGATATCGCCCTTTGTCGACGTTCTTCTGGAAGCAGTCCTGCATTGCTTGATCCAGCTGTCCCTGTTGCACTCCGACACAGGCAGCAGCTGTGAAGAGCACTTGGAAGGTATCACAGAACTCCTCCAGAAATTCCTTCGCGGCCTCAACCTGATCCTCTGGAGAATATGGGCCATCGTTGAGATACCTCTTGAACGCCTCGCAAGCTTCAGAAGCCTCTTCGAGGATCTTGATCGCTCGCTTTTTCTCCGGAACCATGAACTCTGGCGCGAAAGGGAATGAGGATATGCTGAGCTTACTCGGCTGAGCAATCTCGATAACCTCTGTCTCTTCGGTTCCAATAGGATTTTCTTCAATGGTGCGCACATCAGTGTCAGTACCATCCTCGTTTTGTTCGTACATAAATATCACTTCCTTTAACTGATGCCGAACCATACAGCATCCACAAGATCGTCAATGTCGACGACACTTTGTCGGCCATCAATGCTGACCCGTGCAGAGGCGCCTCCATCTTTGCGGATCTTTATCGCGATTCGGCGATCGTTATACCGATGATTGACCAGAACACCGTCCTGAGAAATATAGTACCAGTCGTTGCCAGGGAAGCATTGACGGTACTCGACATCATCCAGAACAATATGGTCAGTAGGCAGATCAGGCCATGCACGGCGAATACAGGACACTACAGAAACATTGGTGTGCTTGCCTTTCTTGTAATGTCCGGTATAATGCAAGGTATACCCCCTGGTGCCGATTTCTTCACCAGTGACCTTAGATCTGCGGCAGTTGAGGAGTTGCTTGACAAGGACGACGCCCGAATCTCGGTTCGCTACATTTCCGTCACGATCACAGACGTAGTTCTCAAAACCAGGAATCGGGCGCCATACCTTGGGGTCGAAATATCGTGCCATTAGAACTGAGGATCGTCCGTTCCGGCAAGCTTACCATTGAACTGTTTTGCACCGACAACCTCGAAGGTCGTAGTGTTCATGGCCGAGTCAGGGTTCTCCGAATTGAAGTCCTCATACTTGGCAGTCCAGGGGTCCATCTGTACCACGACGGTCATCTCGTCCACATAGGCCGAAATGCCACTGCGACCCTGAATGTCGTAGAAATATGGCGACAGGATGACCTGAGCGTCCACAATATAAGCCGAATCCAGACCGCCAACCGTCTGTGGATCCAGAACGGCCTTGACAATATCTCCATTGGCGTCACGACGAGGCTTGCCCTGAGTATCCACGTCCATACGATAGATCTTGGTACGGCCCTTCTCGAAGCTGTCCTTGCCGATGTTCACCTTGAGGTATGGAGGAAGCTGTTCACCATCCTCACGCGGAGGGCGACGCTTGACATTCCATCCAGCAGCCTGCAATGCATTGCCTTCTTCTTCGGAAAGAATAACACAGAAGTTGCGGTTGCCTTCGGGATTGAACTTGCCACCGGTTCCGGAGAAGTTGCGGAAGATGATCTCGCAGGAGTCGAGCTTAACACGATCGAGCTTCTTTTTGATTGCCATGATAATATTCCTTTCAGTGGTTTTTCTTGATTAAAACTTCGATAGTCTGTGACGTAGCTAAAATATAGGATGGTTCGAACGAATCGTAATCGTTTACTTTCCATTCGAAGACCTGGAATTTCTTGTTAGCTGATACGAAGTTGACTTGATAGATGTTTTGGAACAGTGTTTGGTCTTTGGCCCAAGGCTCGATTCGGTATTTGCCGATCTGGCCTTCGGAATTATTAGTGTATGAGGACATGGTTAAGTCTCTGAGACCAAGAGCGATACCATATGCTTTGTAAATATATGCCTGCACGGCCTTCTTGCCCAGAGACATGAAGTCGAGTTTGTTCATCCGAATATCTCCCTCGGATCGTACTCGGCATGATTTTCACGAGCATACTCATCCACGTAGTAACGTTCATTCAGATTATCGTACGTTACTTCGTAGTAAAGATCGTCATCACTGTTCTTGTTGCAGAGCATGGCCTTCCAACCGCCTAGCGTGTAGTTGAACCACGTTGTGGCGATGTCCGACAAATATAGAGTGCCTCCACGCTCATGCAGATAGGTGAATAGGATTATACGTGCCTGTGTGGTTGCATCCTCACCGCTCAGTTTCGTCCGAGTCGTCATATTTCCTCCAGTTCTCGATGCATTGTTTGGATGACTCTGCAATCTCGTCATCGGAAAATACCGAAGTCACGAGATGAGCAACCGACACCATAACGCGCCGGTTGGGGTTCTCAGGGTCTTTCAGTTGTACGCAAGCCTTACCTGTGACAGTTGCCGGTCTCCACATCAGAATAACATGCCTGTGACGGTTACGCACCATGCCTCCTGAATTGATTTCATACTCCGGATACTCGACAAGCGTCCGGAAATCCTCTGGGCCCATAATAGCCCTCCTTTCTAAGCAGCGAACTGCTCAAAATCTCCATACTCGGAAATATCATGCACCGCCTCATCAACTAGACGGCGATAGTAACTCTGGTCAACCTTGGCGCCGATGTTCTTCACCGATTCGGACTCCAGCCAGCGATATCCCTTGGTTCCACCGACGGCATAGTATTTACCATCTTTCTCTCGATAGAGGACTCCACCACCTTCGCCTGGAAGAACCGGAGTGAACTGGCCGACCTTGCCGATGAATTGGTAGTCGTGCTGATCCTCAGGAAGACGTTCATTCATGTCGAGATACATCTTCCCAGTCACCGATTTGGTCTCTCGCATGTCCTCGAATTCGATCTTCTCGTGGGAAAATAACGTCTTGAAGACGTACGGCTGCTGGAACTGGGCTCCAGTGGCAGACCAAGGGCAGTTCGGATCTTTACTTTGGCGCATACCGTCATCGCCCTCGGCAATCTTGGAAATATATGTCGAGTTGTTCACAAGACACATTTTCTCATAGACGCATTCGAGTTCGAATGTATAGCCATACCTCAGACCGAAACTCATGACGAAATCCTTGATCTCATCATTCAGATTCGGCAGCTTGATGGAATCCGTCTTGATATGCGCGACGGTCCAACCACGCTTCTGGCATTCCCGTTGCAGATCCACCATAAATAACGCGCCACGCAGAGCAACGATGTTGTTCTTGTTGCGAGGATCGTTACATCGGTTAGGGAATGCTGCTGAGGTCAGACCGTACGTTGAGTTGATGACGATTTTCAATGCCTGGGCCAATTGCTTGAAGTCCTGCTCGCTTTCGAGGTTAATACCCTGAAGCGCCGGACCAAGAATGGCTTTGGCCTTGTTGAGGTCCTTATGCTTGATGGCAATACGGGCCTCCATGATGTTCACATACCGATCAGTGTAGTCTCCAAATAAGTGGAGCTCCTTGATCGAATGTGGATGCAGGGATGCCACATCAAATAACCCGACGTTGCTATACATACCAGGTTCGGCATAGACATATCCGCCACGTCCGACATTAATGCCGTGGTAGATGTTCTGCCCCTGGACGTATTTGTATCCAGGGAATGCCACATCGGGCTTCATCAGCTCCGATTCCTTCATAGTTGATCCTTTCAAATATCTACCCATGATGACTCTAGATGAACTCGAGCAACTTACACATGATGAGAACTCCGATGATCAGTACGATAGACCCCAAGAGATCGAAGAAATCTTTCATGATTCATCCTTTCAAAGAACAAGATTGATTCCTTTGTCTTGCACATCAGCAATCACCTTGTCGACTGTAATGGATTGGAGGAAAATATCATCCAAATGTTTGACCTTCTTCGCAGCTACGTCGAGAATCTCATACGCAGCAGGGTAATGTTCAAATACGAATGAGAATTGCTCTGTGACACCATTCTGAGACTTCAACTGCACCGTGACACGGTACCAAATATACGTATTGCTCATGACACATACTCCGGAGCATCAGGCCATGCATAGCGCTTTCCGGTGGCGAGATCGGTGTAGATGAAGTGACTTTGAGGATTCTTCTCGTTTCCGAACAAATATTGCATGACGTGGCTGTTGGTCGTGTCGTTTACCGTCAGACCAGACAGTCGTGCCAACATCTTTCGGGCGTTCCAATCCTCGACTCGTGCTTCGAACACTTTTTCAGTAGCGATGACATCGTTGTTGCAGTAATGCGCCAACTTCGGCCATAGCTTCGGATCGACTGGCTGGTCCCAAGGCAGAGCCCATTCCTCATGATGGATACCAAGCTCAATCTCCCATTTCTTGAGCGATTGCTTCTTGGAGCAGAAATCATAGACATCCGTGTAGCTCAGATTGTATGCCTCTCCGAACATGCATCCACGATTGCCGTTTACGATATTCTGCGAGAGGTTGTAGAGCTGCGTGTTGTCATAACCCAAATATCGTGCATAGATGAGATGGTTGTCGTACCGACGGCAATTGAATCCGATGAGCTTGAGCTTCATCAGACCCAGCATGTCCGCAGGTTCAGGGTTGATCATCTCAACGCACTGCTCCGAGCCTTGATACTTCCAATTCACCAGGAACAGATTCGGGAACACCTCAATATCGAAGAATGCGATGGCGCCATCTTCATAGAGAGGGTGATCAGTTCGATTCCTCTCCTCGGATGCGAACTTCATGTTGTTCACAACCTTCAGACAGTAGTCGGCCCAATGTGTGCTCTTCGATGCGAAGTCTATGATCACAGGCTTCATGTCGGTGACATCATACTTGAGGCCGTTCTCATATGCTTCGTCCAGAATGGTACAGATGAAATCGATACTTGGTTTGGTTCCGGGATGAATCTGCTTATGCAGATTTCTCATGATGAGATTGCGAAGCCCTGCCTCTGATTTGACATACTTCAGATCGATCACCGGTTTTTCCTCCTTCAATGGAAGCCCACTGGAAATATGGGCGATCGGTAGATTGTTACATTGACTAAGTCGACGCCTGAGGCTTGCGTCTCCTCGGAACACCTTGATCTCGACATTGTCAGAATATAGATTGCTGAGTTTGTCGGGATCGCCGTCCCACCAGTAGTGCAGATGCACTCCTGCTCCTCCCTGGGAATATTCGGCATAGGTTGGCGGAAGTTTGGATGCCTGCTCAATGTTGAGCGCAGCGTCCTTCTCTCCCTTGTTGTTCTTGATATCGAAATCGATCACGATCATGTTCTTCGGGACCTTCACATAATGCAGCTTATGTGTATCGATATCCTTCAGAGTTCCCGTGACTCGATCCCATTTGAATGTGGGGGTTCCAGTTGAATTGGCGTATTGAGCTGGGCAGTCCTTCAGAATATCATCCAGAATGCTCGTACTCTGATCCATCACCAGACTGGATGGCTTGGATTCCTGATCGCTATCCGATAGATCCAGAGGATTCTTCGCAAAGAGGTTTTGTTTCAGATTATGATAGATACCATAATATCTGGTACCATCAATCTGAGTTCTTTGCAAATATTCCTCGAAGTAGTCCTTCATCTCTTCACGGAACTGGAACTTCGGAATGGTCCACGTGAAGTTGGATTCATCGCAATACGTCTTATACATGTCCCACAACTGCTTGAGAGGCGTGTATTCCTGTCCAGCGAGCGTATCGAAATTATCCTGGATGAAGTTGAACAGACGGTCCGTCTTTTCCATCATGGCAAGCGGAGTATAATCGGCGTAGGCGTATCGGCCCATGGAGCGATATACTTCGATACAATGCGTGGCGATAGATCCGAGCTCGAACGACACTCGATCCTTCAGGACAAAATATCGTTCTGGTGGAATCCTTCGACCTGTCGGCTGAACGTCTATGAGTCGCCTGATGAGACCTGACTTGGAATCCGTGATCTGCACTGGCTTGTTGGTGCCCATGAATAAAAACGCATTGACGGAGCTCTGATACACCGCCTTATACTTCTCATTCATAGCCATCTGCTCATGTGAGATTATCGAATTGAGTCTGGAATTATCCTCGATTCTGGACAGATCACCATCATGTTGAATGGCTACAAGAGGATTCGACTTGAATACCTCCGTTGCAAACTGGTTGGATCCAGTGAGCGACTTGGCATCAAAGGTCGTATAATATCCATTGAACAGCTGCATAACGATGTCGAGGAAGGTGGACTTACCTGCACCCTGCGCACCATATAGAACGATGAACTTCTGAATCTTGACTGAGTCCCCGGTAAATATGCTACCGATGGCCCATTCAAGTTTCTGTCGTTCTTCAGGAGCATACAGCGTACTGATAAGCTCATCATACGATTCAAAACTACCATTATCCAAAGAATATGGAAGTTTCTTGCTGGCATAGTTCTTTCGATCTGGCTTTGAATCAGCAAATATGATCTTCTGATCGAGATCATGGCAATTGTCAGGCGCCTTGGACAGGAAAAGTTTGAAATCATCCCATCGTTTGGATCCATAATCGCTCAAGCGCTTGGCAATATATGTCCGCTCAGGGTTCTCAGACTTCTTAGCGTCCACATACTTGCTCAGCTCCATATCCACAATCTCGATCAGTCGAAACTCGTCCGTGGACCACAGACCTGCTGCTTCATCCCAAACAGCATAAAACGCCTTACCTCTCGTCATGAGATCGCCATTACGTTTGACAAGGAAATCGGGATAGACCTCGATGACTCCTTTTTTCGTATCACGTTCGCGAATCTTAAAGAAGTCCAGCATTTATGCCTCCTTTCTACGAAAAGGTGGGATCTTCCAGCAAATATGCATTCATCTGATACCAGATCTCCACGTATCGTTGATCTTGCTTAGGGTGCTTGAGAGGAAATAATCCTCCCTCACCATTGGGTTTGTAATTTCTGCGCATGATCGTTTGCATGATTCCGTCTACCTGGAACTGCGCTTGATCATTCGTCAGATATACTTCATCGGTATAGCTATCCAGACCGCAGTTTCCACAAAGCTTCCAGAATGCGTTAAATACTCCAGTGCTTTTCAGAGCCCAGTAATCCATACGATCTGCTAGTGCATAGAGGAACTCAAGGAAGGTGCAGGGACCTGCGAGGTCCAGAATATCGAATTCTGGATTGGCTAGTATGAACTTCTCACGAAGCCCCTGTCCATCCTGAGCTCTATTGGAATCTGTAGGAATATCAGCCGCCCAGATGAACGGTGTCTGATACATCTGTTCTAACAGTAGATCGGTTGAGAATACTGGGTCTTTGGATTGAACCGCAATCTCGGACTTTAGCCATACAAAATATACCGAACGGGCATCACTCATCGTACCTCCTCATCTTCAGAGGTCCGTGGCTTTCTTTTTCGGGTTTGACACCAAGAACATACTCAGAATATGAACCATGGATGCGACAGATCTCATACTTTGTATCTGTAGCTGGGTTGGCCACATAGACTGTGTCTTTATCGTCACTCTTCTCCCCGAAATGATCCATAGCATCACCGATGATTCGATATTCATCTTCGACTGGTGTATCACCATCGGATTCGGTAAGAATGCCATCCTCATCGTAATATGTCAGACCATAGGTATCGAAATGATCCTCGGTGTCAAAATCACTACGAGAAATGATGTAGGGGTCGTCTGAGTCTTCTCGATCGATCTCAGACAAGTCCGGGTCTTCGTCATCATCGTTGCCGTCCGTAAACGACGAAATATCCACTTCTGTATCGACGGCTTCGTTGGCCCTATCAACAGCGTGAATATCGACGTTCTGGTTCAGCGTGCTCCAATCAAACTTGGTCACTTTGGGCATATCATCTCCTTGCGAATCAGAAATATAATCTTTGCGAATAGAATCGACAGGTTCAGGCCAAATGGGTTCACCTTGTTCGTCGAATTCGACATCCTGTTCGTATCGAGAGACCATGGCGTTGAATTGTTCCGGAGAAATATTTTCTTCGGCATCCTTGATCTCCAGCTTGACAAGTTCCTTCGCCATCCAATGGATCTTACGACGGAAATTTGTCTGAGATTCCGTCGTTTGCGCTACTTCTTCGGAGTATTGTGCAGCTCCTTTGAAATATGCCTCCTTGGCTTTCTCGTATCGATCCACATACTCTTTGCGCATCGATTCGATTCGAGCCTCGGCTTCGTCCTGATAGTGTTTCTTAGAGAAAAACCAGGCAGTGGTTGCGCCTATCGCGACTCCCACTGCCAATGATCCTAGGATCTGTGTGGTGTTCATGATAAATGTCCTTCTCAGAATTCTATGTATTGATACACTGTGACGTCATCTACCGGGCCTCGTGTATAAAGGCCCGGGTAATCCATGATGTCCTGCCAGAAATATCCGCATCCACGGAATCTGGCTGGCTCAAAACTGACGCAGGATCTCGTAGATCGGTCCGTCGACATTGAAGTCGAGCATGACAGAGTCTTCATGACCGTTCACAAAGTCTGCACGACGCTCGTCGGCTTCTGCATCACCGGTGAGATGATACAGACCGAAGTCGATCACATTCTCACGGTTCGGGTCCTTCGGATTGTACACCCAACCGACCATGTTGCCGGCCTGAGTACGGGAGAATCCAAGCGCATCGTAGACATCGTTCAGGAACAAATATCCCTGCACGATCAGACGATCATTCAGAATGCGCTCCTGAGCTTCGAGGAAAGTCAGATTGTTGATCGGATTTTCCTTCCAGTTCGGATTCATCGTGCTGAAGAGTTTCGCATACGGAGAATATGGGCCGTCATCCTTGGTCAACTTCTCGACCTTGTGCTTCTTGCCCTTCTCGTCGATTTCAGTGACGATCTCCTTCTTGACACCGTGCAGATATTCCTTGTCCTTCTCGGAGCCTTCAGCATCGGTCACACGCTTACGATATGCGGCGAACGCTCCGGCAAGAGCAGAATATGCAGCAGCCATACCAGCATTGCGCTCGGCGTGGATGTTGTTGGAAGAGATCATGAGTGCGATCGAACCAACAGCAAGAGCACCAGCAGGCAGATAATCGCGGAAGATCTTCACAATCGTATCGCGATACAAAACCATCATATCGTTCTTGTGCATCTCTTCGGTGTAATCGACTTCGGTGTCATCGCTCAGATACACCTTCTTGCCGACGCCGTTCTGAAGAATCTCCTTATTCTCATTGAGAGAATCCAGATGGTCTTGCAGACGAAGCGTGGCTCGCGATGCGAAGATCATGGCTCCGATATTGGCAGCGATGGCCACACCAGTCAGGATCTCAGGAGAATATGCGTTGATCTTGGCTCCGACAGTATGGAATGCAGTTTGCAGTGTCATTTTTGTTTCCTTTCAAGATTTTCTACAAAGCTTTTACGAGTTTCCAACGACCAGTTGCGATCGTCATGCCTGATGAATATGAGTTCTACTCCAGACTTCAGAACAATACGAATTCCATCACGACCGCATTGAAAATACTCTTTGGCGATCTCGGAATATGCTGGAAACATAAGTTTGAACAGATTCCAGAGTTCTTTGTGCGTGGCCATTATTTGACGGCCTCCGGTCTTGGGAGATCGATCACATATCCGTTAGGAACTCGCCTGATGCCAGCCCCACGAATATCTTCCCATCCCCACTTATTGTCCGTGTATCCTGAAGTCACACCGACAATATCGTAGAAGTCCGCAACGGTCACGAACTTATACTGATCAAGAAGACCAGACATCGTGTCGAGTACACCTTCGGCTTCGCTGCGAGTTGCGATTACAATATCATCGAAATCGAATCGTGCTCGTTCGGATCGACTCAATGACCGTCGCGCCGTTTCAGCAACCGTGCTCCCAACCGCTCGATAAAATCGGTTGTAGCTGGTGAAGCTGGAGTTAGAGGAAGTCTGGTTGATACCCTTACGAGCATCACCATAGAACGCCATGTTCAGAGCGACGTTTACGGCGCTGATGACGAAATCCTTGATAGCCGGAATTGCATTGTCATACAACACGGTTTCAGCAATGCTTTTTGCATCTTCGCCCATAAACGCGTCTTTGAATTTCGATCCTAATCCCTTTTTCTTACGAATAACAGGATTAGTAACAACTTTCTGAATATCCTTATGATCTGGAGCTTCTTTGAGCTTCTTATCGCTCAAATATCCATTGCCAGGAAGTTTGCTCGGATCGAGTCCAGCAGACACTTTCGGTTTGCCTGCCTGATCGGAACTCATAGGCACTTCAGCCATGAAATATCCTTTCAAAAGAAAAGGGCGCCATGCGATTTACACAGCGCCCGAACAAATATCAGTCTTCGTCGGCCTTATTGGGTTCTTCCTTTTCAGCAGGAGCTTCCTCGGTCGGTTCGTTCTTCTTGTTGAGACGTTCCTTGATGACCTTGGTCAGCTTGGCCAGGCCGAAATATAAGCCCGTGCCGGCAGCCAGAGTCAGTGCGGCCGTTCCTAGAATCACACCGGTATTCACAAGGTTATTGTTATACGCAGGCGTAGCTGGAGCAATACTGTTCTGTACGGCATTCGGCTTGACCTCAACAGCCTGAGTGTTGGTGTTGTCAATCTGGGTGTTCTTGACTTCGTTGCTTTCCATTTGATTTTATCCTTTCAAAATATGAAGGACAGTGCTATCTTTAAGCACCGCCCTTCATTAAACTAATTGTTTTTCTCGCGATCAGGCTTCGACAGACGCCTGAGCATGAACAGCCTTGAGTGCAGCCTGGTATTGTGGATTGTTCTGGAAGTTCTTCGGCATGGCACCTTCAATAAGTTTGGCCACAGCGTCAGGGTCCTGCACCAGATCAATCAGCAGAGCAGTGTAGCCCTTGGTGTTCATGAATTTCTTGAATAGCGGAGCGCCATCCTCATCCTTGTTCACCAGGTCGTCACCACGACGCTCGTTGTAGGCCACTTCGAAGAACGGTTCGAAGATATCGCTGAACATCTCAAGCAGCTGTATATTACCTTCATTCTCGTCCATAGTTTTGGTCTTAACGGCGTTCTCGATTTCCTGAGCACGGGTCTGAACGAAGGACAACTTCTTCTCGAAGCCAGAACCCATCAGCTTGGCAGCAGAGATGATATCAATATCGAAGTAAATATCCTTCTTCTTGTCAACCAGTTCGTCGCCTTCGAAACCAGGGTAGGTAACGGTCTTCTTCAGCATAATATAATTCCTTTCGTTAGTTGTTGCTGAAATATGGCAAAGAACAAGGAGCCTCGTATTTCTACGAGAGCTCCTCACTCTTAACATTTATTATCTCAGATCAGTTTTCCTGATCCTGAGCATTCTGCGCGGTAATCTGCGCTTGCTGATTGTTGAGGCTCGCGATGGTTCCGACTCCGGCGATAACGGAGGCGATTCCACCAACGATTGCAACACCAGCCTGCACATAGCCAAGCATCATGTTCGGGTTCATAATATATCCTTTCGTTGACTTTACCTGTCATTAAGCACGTTGTAATTTTCGCGAATATGTTTACCATATGTGTGGCGAATAACCCACTTCATATGTAGCGATTCCAGGTTCGCAAGAATATGCCTAATAGCTGTACGCACAGTTAGCCCTTAACACAGGATCGACTGTGAAGTCGACGACATAGCATGGAATATCCGTATTCGGGGCCAATCGACTGGACGGGGAGAGCTCTGGTTGTTGTTCGGAAGACCATCCGAGCTGATCGCCAAGATTGATGCTCTCCAAACCAAGACGATCGTACAGCCAATTCAGATCAACCCAGTCATCAGCTATAAGGGTTCGATTGAGATCCAGCATGGTACGATTAATATACTCGATGTCGCTGTAGAAATATCGTCCGGAAATCCTATCGAAACAGAGTGTGTTCCCTTTGTCTGTAGGAATCACATCCTGTTCACGATATTCAGCACGCTCAAGCTTGCGCTCAGCGACCTTGTCATGAACTTCCTGCGCCTTCTTTTCACCGACGGTCTCGATGACGGCGTCCTTATATTCCTTCAAAGACGCCGAAGCAAGACCGTAGGCAGACGCCAATGCAGCATTACGGGCACTCGACTGTGAAGTCGAAGCCACAATACAGGCTATAGTGGCCGTTCCCATAATGACTGCTGGCGCATAGCACTTCCACGTCAGCTTGACAGTATCCGCAATCGGCAGTCGATCTTCTTTTCGTTCATATTTCTCTCGGTAGAGAATATCCTGAGCGACAGGAGATGCCTTGGCGGCTAGTATTCCCGTACCGATCACACCAGCAACCGCACAGCCACTGAGGATCGCAGGGGAATACTCCTGTAGGAATCCGGGCACGTTCATACCCATGATAATATCCTTTCAGATTTATTTGCAAACGATGAAGGAGACGGCTGATTTGACGTAGGAATCCGTATTTCAGTCTCTTTACCTCGTCAATGACGAAGCTTATCTCCTTCATTAAGGTAGTTGTTTTTCTCGCGAGTTCTAGTGTTTCTTTTGAGCGCTCATGATGTTCTGAGCAACGCTCTCAAGATCACCAACACATGGAATCATGATGTCATACAGATGCTCTTCGTGCTTTGAACCAGGAATGACGTTTCCATCAGCATCAAGGCTGGCTGTACGCGACACGATCTCATTCTCAAAGTTCTTAAGATCTGTAATATCATGGGCCATGCGACGAGCAATCTCCTTGTCATCATCGCCACGCTGGCGAGCTCGATCAATGCATTCGGTGAAGTCCGTATTGATATACACTACGAAAATATCATAGCCTTCTTGCTTGAGCTGCCTTACACCATCCGGATTGAGTACACAGACGGTATCATCAGAACTCTTCCAGTCTTCAACCGTAGAGCCGTACTCACAATATCCGAACGACGCGTTGTATGAGGTCGTCTCGGCGAAATATCCATTCGCCTTGGCCTTGTCGAACTCGTCCTGAGAGACAAAGAAGTAATCGGCCGGCGGATCAGCGTATCGAACTTCCATCGGGCTCATCTTCGAGGCATCGATTTCATAATCACGCTTCGGACGAGTCGTATAGGTGATAATCCGACGGAATCCGCGTTTCGCCATGTATTCGGCGAGTGTTGTTTTTCCTGCGCAGGTGGCTCCTACCAGTACGAGATGCATCAGTTTTCCTTTCCAAGATCGTTCAGAATATCTTCAGCTTCGGCGATAGTCTCCTTAGCAGCCGTATCGACGCTAAGAGATTCGTAGTCTTCTGCGATACGCAAACCTTTCTCTACAGCTTCTTCGGTACCGATGGTTTTGACCAAATACGGCAATTCATGGGCAAAGATGTAATGACGCATGAAGCCCTTGCCATCATTAGAGTTGAGGAATTTGCAGAAGTTGTCAATACTGCCGGTAGTGCCAATATCAACGCCTTCTTTAATACCCATATGATGCCCGATGAAATATGTAACTATGCAGGCGGCCGCAGCGAAAACGCCGTAGAGGATACATTCAATAGTTGTCATGATCGATTCCTTTCAAAGAAATATCATTACGCTGCAATAGCGAATACCTGTTCGCCGAGCAGACGATTGGCCTTCCATTTAATATAGCGAGGAGTGACACGAGAAATATCGTGGATTCTCTCAGAAATAGTACCCACAAAGTGCTTGTCATGCTCTACAAGACAGAATATGAAGAACCATACTCCACAGAGACCGGCGAACGTACAGAGAGTCACAAATATGCAGAAGTTCTTGATAATTTCGATGATGCTATTCATTATAGTTCCTTTCAAAAAGTGAACAGTTCGTTCGATCCAAGGTCTGTAGTAAACGATCCAAGATCTACAGCAAACGGATATTCCACATTTGGAATAGTATATGGGGAATTTATTCTACTGGTGAATATAATTCCTTCGAATTCTGGTAATTCGATTCGATGATGTAATTCATATGCTTCGTTCCATTCAGACTGAAAATGATCAGCAACCATCCAATCCTTGAACAGAAGTCTAAAATTATCTCGATCGACTTCGTAACAAGTCCATCGAGGGAAAAGTTGTATGGTCCTTGGATGCCTGCTGTATCCAAGTACTGACGTCATGGTTAAATACGTGCACAATATAATGCCGCAGATAAATGCGAGCGCAATGAAATATTCAGACATGTTTGCATCCTTTCAAAGATAAAGGCCCTGAGTGCAAATCAGGGCCTAAATATGATTCAGTGGTTACCCCACATAGCCATAGGTATTTGTGAGGTAGGGAGCACGTTAACCTGAATGGGCCTCCGTGCGTTCATGGTATTCGCGATTGCCATACCAGCGAGTACTCCGAAGGTGAATACGAGGAATCGGTTCACATTCCTATCTGAAGTTGCATTCTCGACAGTATCTTGAACCTTCTTCTTAGAAGCCGCCTTCAGTGTGTCGACGGACTCTTCAATGGACTCTGGGTCCAGCTTATGCTCGACAGTCATTTTATTGTCCTTTCCAAAGAGAGCAGTCATTGCTCAGTTCTCCTTCTTGAATGGGTTGTTGAATTTCTTGCTTAACGTAAGCGGGTCATTTTCTTCCTTAATGGATTCAAATGTCACTACGTTTTTGAACTTGTCAAGGAGTTCTGGATGTTGACTCAGAACATATGCGCCAATGCCTACAGCGGGGATAATGATGTTTTGAATCCACATACGGATTTCATGCGCCTTATATTTATTCATAATATGATTCAGCTTTCCTTCTTGGCAAATACACCATTGAATTCTGCGATAGCACGTCTATTGATTTGAACGACTGCATCTATACCACTATTATATCCGTTATCATATCCTAGTGTGTATACAGCTCCTCCGATGATAGCTACTATGCCAACTACTGCTGCGCAGACGGTGATTTGAGTTCCAGTGATGTTCATAATATAATTCCTTTCAAAGAATAAGCCGACCAGCGCTTTTCGCGCCAATCGGCTTGTGTTTACTTGTCTTTTTCTTGATCATAGAAGCAATCCGGAGGGTAGACAATGACCTTAGGTTCCGGTTTAGGCTGAGATTTCGGAGTTTCTTTCTGTACAGAATCCTTTCCAATCGAATATGCCAATACGCATAATGCAGTTATGCATACGAGTAATACGATCGTGAAGAATGTGTACGGATCGATTCCGATTCCGGCCAACCAGCATCCAAGTCTATCTTCCCACATAATGTCTCCTTTCATAGATTTCATTAAGTGGGTTGTAAATTTCGCGGCCATTGATTTGGCCAAAAATTATAGAAGTATAAACTGTCGGCTTCGAACCGACGATCTCTCGTTTCCGAGCGCATTGATCCACTAATGCTATAGATAATATACTTCTCATTAACTACATTGTAAATTTCGCGAACTATGCTCAGGTTCGACTTTGACGAATACTTTGGTATCTCCTTTCTTCATATAAAAACCAATTTCGCCGGTATCGGGATAGCACTCAAACTGCTTATGTTTTTCATCCGACGTATTGTATGCTGTAGAGGTCCATGAATCTCCGGCTTTGCATGCATCTATATTCAGAGTGCCATACCAGTATAAGCGTTCCTTAGGGTTATCGTTGAGATATATTGCAATGACTTTGATATTGGCAGGAATGCTTTCATCATGAAGATCTCGCACTTCATAGGTTCCGACAATCTCGACAGGCGTTGTATCGATAGTATCAGGATCTTGCGTAATACTCCACCATACGCTAAATATCATGGTGGCACTAAATATGACACCAAGCACGCCAATCAAAATCCATTCTATAATCGTCTTTATTTTATCATTAATTTTCATTTTTCTTTAATACTCTCCTATATCCCAAGTCATCACTGACTTCTGGGAGATGTAGTTTGTAAATATAACCGTTCTCATGAGGTGGGCGTCCGTCAATATCTACTTTATACACAGGCTGATTCCAGTACACACCAGGGAAATCATACAGCGTGACCTCCCCGTACATGTCCAGATTATCATTCCATTTATCGACGAAATATATGATGGAATCCAAAGTCCTGGAATACACAACCCATCCATCATCCTCTTCGGCAATATAGACAGAAGACGATAATTTGAATTTATCGGCTCTTGAAGCAATCCATCCAACCAATAATAACGCCATAGTCAGGATAACATACTCCATGGCTTCTCCTCTCAAAAATAAAAGAAAAGGATCAATGCAAATATGCATCAATCCTTTTCAGTTAGATCTCTTCAATCTTTTCAGTATTCTCAGATTCATCATCTGATTCGGACTCGCAGAGTTTCTTCAGTTCATAACTGGAGGCAATTGACACCACCCATACCGCAAAGCTCACCAGCATTCCAAAGAACCCTCCAGCAGCGCGTACATAGCGCTTGCTCGAGAGAGCTTTTACAATGTCGTCGAGCCATGCGATCATGGTGATGATAGTGAGACCAGTCGAAATCAAGAAGTCCCTAGTGTAGTCGTTATCAGTGTACTCCATCAGATATCCTTTCATAGATATTATACTTATCATTAAGATGATTGTAAATTTCGCGAAACGAAAAAGGAAAGCCACGTGAATATAACGCGACTTTCCTTTCGTACTACAACACACCTAGTGGTGCATCATATCAGATCCTCGGTAACCAATTGATACCTTTGGTGTGAACCATCTGACCTGCGTTTTCCAGCCTTACAACAGTGCTCAGCGCTACAAGCTGCGTCGCCGCTGTGATGACCGTCTGGACGATTCTCGGATCGATCGACTTGATCGCGCCAAAGACATCAGCACGCTTAGGTTCATCCTTACGGCCAACTTCGATCTCATGATCTTCGATAGCCATATCGGACTGCGCCCTTGCGGCATCAGTCTCTTGGTCAATCTTTTCGATTTCCGCAACCGTCTTGAGGTTGTTCACAGCATTGGTGTAGCCATCAGTGCTAGCATCCATTGCCTTGATCTGGGTATACAGATCCTGTTTCACATCATCCAGCGTCAATACGTTTTCGTTGGACTCTCCCATAATGTGTTCCTTTCGTTTGATTGTGTACCATTAAGGAAGTTGTAAATATCGCGTACTATTTGACATGCTTTACGTTGAGGGTGATCTGGCTACCATCAGCAATGGTCTTCGGATCTTGGTTAAACGCCAAATATGTCTGGGTATTCGCATCAGTACGGTCCACTACCAGAGTACCGGATGGACCTGCCGAAGACATATTATAAGAGCTCGTGGACACGCCAATGATGATACCCAGGAACAACGTAATAGCGGAGAACGATGCCACGATCTGATCACCGTACGGCCATCCCCAGATATTCGAGAACGTGCCGTAAACGGTAGTGATCGCGGGCAGCACGATAATGACCACCCACTTGAGAATGTTGTACTGCTTTGAAGACAGCAGACTCTGGACCATATCGGAAGGGGCGACAGTCGATGCAGAAACGGTTTCCTGCGCAGAGTCATTCACCTTATCGGTCTGTGCGTCCAGAACCGGTGTCGGAATATCATTCGGATTCGTCATGTTCGAGTAACTCCTTTGGGATTTGAGAGGGTGAATCATAGATCTTGAGTTCATTGGTCACCCGTTCCATGAGCTCGGCGCATGTTCCATTGCCACCTGCACGACAATATGGTTCGAAGAGGTAGTGGTATAACTCATCATACTCCGATTTCATGATATACCCACGATCGAGGTATTTCAGAGCCAATTCCGTGATTCGTACATGGGCGAGACCCACGACGAGATCACGATCGGAATTATGCCTGTTCAACAAATACTGAAGGCATCCCCAGATGCCAGATGAGCCTAATACGGAACATAATATTGTAACCATCATTGACATCTGAGGTGACACTATTTCCTGTCTTTCGTTACGCGATCCTTCGCCAAATATAGACTGTTTGGAATGGAGGGAGATTATTAAGGGTCTGTTTGTTGGATATGCGGATGCCTGTTTTAGTTCCCCATGTCCCAGTGTTCCAGTCATATCTAACATTATCCACAGATGATGTGCTATTCCAGGGCTCTGTCGATTCATCCTGTTGGAACCAGAAACGTCCAGCAGAATTAAAGGCAATATGAGCCCTGAAGGCCCCACCATCTACGATCTGAGTCTTGCTACCACCGGAATGAGTCGCATCTATAAAATCCTTGTCCTTTTCATTCACACCAATTAATGTACGACCTTTAGCATACCTCTCCCAGGAGCCTCCAAGGAAACTCGCAGGAGAGGTATCGCTAGTGGTGATATAAATGCTACTAACCGGATATACCGTATCGAGCAGTTTTGTGATGAAATGTTGAGTTCCGGCATTGTCGAGAAAATTTACCATAAGAATGTCCTTCTGATAAGCTCACACCGGAGGTGCTAAGGAAGTTACACTAACCGTTTCTCAGCTTCCTCCGCACTCTCACAGTATGTCTGTGTGGTCCGGAGGGCATCAGGCAGGATATGGCCCTAAGGCAGAAGCCTCAGCGCCAGATTCTACCGGAGTAAACGTTACCACGACTAAGGATACCGGAGGCGGCGATCCGATTCGCATTCTCCCGCCGTACTATATTGTTTATATCTGGCAAAGAGTTAGCTGAGACGCTGCCAAATATAAACGGTGATATAGGGTGGAAGAATTGGCATGGTAGTGGAATATGTCGCACCGATCGTTGCAGTAGCATTGCTATCACTGGTTTCGCCATCCATAACATAGAAATGATATGGCGATTTGACGGCATACGTTTCGAAATATAGTTCGTTCGTATATCCGTTCTTAATCTTGACTTTGTTATCCACATAGGCGGAAACCTTGGTCGAGCCACGATGATCCCACATGGCGCTCCATGATTGGTTGGCACCCTGTTCTGAACCGAACGGAGTGTGATGCGCATGTGTAACTTCCTTAGCACCTCCGGTGTGAGCAGGGGTACTAAAATCCTTATCCGCAGAATTAACACCCATCAACGTTCGACCATTGGCGAAGCGCTCCCACGTACCGCCAAATATCGCAGCAGGACTGGTGTCATTCACGGACATATAAATGCTTCCGACGGGGTATATAGTGTCGAGAAGCTTAGAAATCAGATGAGAAGTACCCCCCATCGAGAAATGATACCATAATAGGATCCTTTCGGAATATCATGGTCTCACCGGTGGGGAGAAGAAACATACGTTGACTATAGCCGAAATGCCCAAACACAATCATGGATTACATGTTGGGTATCAGGATGGAACTCAAGACACCAGATATAATGTTCTGTGGTTTATTTCACCATCTTATAACAAGGCTTGGTGGGATGATACACGCCATATTAACGCCGCAGGCGGTGGGCAGCCTCATAACAATCTTCAACCATTCGTGAGTGTGTATATCTGGAAACGAGTCAGCTGACCCTCTTCCATATATAGACTGACACATACGGCTGAATGTTGTTATGTCCTTGGTCGTGAGTACCATCAGGTACAATAGGACCGATTCCCATATATCGCGTGTCCGCGCCATTAACAAGTCCACGAACAACAAGACTCAGGCCATAGTCATGGCTTGATTGCTGTACGAATCTTCCAGAAATGACTGGAATCTCCGCACTTGTCAACGTATGTTTCTTCTCCCCACCGGTGAGACCGGCAGTTTCGAAATCGGTATCGGCTTCGTCTACGCCAACCAGCGTCTTGCCTTTACCGAAGCGCTCCCACGTACCTCCATACAGAGAGGCCGGGGAGGTAGAATCAAGAGAAATATAAATGCTATTCACCGGATATACGGTGTCGAGCATCTTAGTGATTAGGTGGGAGACCCCCCCCCTGCCAAGAAAATCAACCATAGGAAACTCCTTAGTTTACTGATTAGCTTTAAGATTCTCAAACATCTGATCGATCTGGTCGTTGGTAATAGGTTCAGCCACTTTCGATACCAATGTGAGAGGAGTCACCGTACGAGTACCAGCAGTGGCTCCATCAATGATAAGAACATCATCATTATTCATGGATGATGCTTTGGGATATGAGTTGATACGGGCCATGGTGACTCCTTACTAAAATATCAATCGGTATATTCGGTCCAACCCTGAACACCAGGTTCGAAGGCGTTATAGTTCCGGTCAGAACGCCACTTAGAGCCCTTCCACAAAACGATATCGCCTTCGGAATAGGTCTGATCGATCTTGGCCGGAGAGAGCCAGGAATATACGTCGTTATTGTTCATATTCTCATCTGGATCCATGAGATCCGGACGTTCGATACGTTCGAAATATGTTCCGTCCAGAGAGTCCGGGGTTCCATCCGTGTTCTCAGGAACGTCCTGAATAACACGATACAGACCGGTCTTGTAGCGAACGATGGTCTTGGCCGGATATTTATTGCCTTCTTCGAATGTCTCGAACAGACCAGGGAACTGTCCGGCAGTATTATCATCGATCATCGTAGACATTTGAGCAATCAGGT